CTGTTCGGCAAGCCGGTGGCCGAGCGCACCGTGAACACGAACGGCGACAAGCGCTGGAACCTGACGACGAGCATGGCGTACAAGGAGAAGACCTGGAACAAGTTCTGGCGGACGGACAAAGCCGGTGACGACAAGTACGACGAGATATACGGCAAGACCGCCGCTACTGTGTACAAGAACTTCCCGAGCGCTAGCTTCGCTAACTTCCTGTTCTGATGCCTACAGGCCACGTAGACACGATAGCAGAGTACGTCAGGGGCGACCGTCTGAAAGCGGACGACGTCAACGCGATGGTCGCGCGCCTCCAGGAGCCCGACGCCGACCGGGAGCAGTGGAAGCACGAGCAGGAGCCGTATCTCGCGCCGTTCAAGAACACGGACGCCGGCGTGGCCCCGGCCGGGGCCGTGATGCTCCCGTCGGCGGTCGCGTCGATCGTGGGCAACCGCGGCCACGAGGTGACGAAGCCCGGGGCGGACGGCGTGCCGATGATGCTCGTCGCCAACCTCATCTCACCGACGCCGGCGGCTAGCCGAGGGTGGGCGCGGTGGGCGTGGCAGGGCGCGTGGTGCCAGTATGACAACGCGAATACCCCGGCGTTCGGCGAGAGGTGGGGCACGTCCAGTGGGTCGTGGCTGCTCAAGAAGGGGGAGTCCGGTAACTTCGAAGCGACCGGCGAGAAGTTCGACATGGGCAGCCTGCACCTCGGTCGGTTCGTCCAGCGACCGTTGGCACGGTTCCGTGGGATCACCGTCGACCCGCTGACCAAGGGTGGCGCGGCCGGGACCGTCACGAGGTACAAGCCTGGCACGACGACCGACTCGGGCGTAGCGGACGAGGTGCTCAACGAGCTGGTGACCGTGGCGGCCGGCAAGGTGGCGTACTACTTCCTGGAGAACGGAAAGTTCTACCTCGACGCCGTGGAGTGCCCGTTCGCATGAGCTGGCTAGACCTACTGATGATGCTGTTGCCGCTGGTGGCGATGGTGGTATGCTGCTGCTCTTCCGACACCTGCACCATCTTCACCGACGACTTCTCCACGGATCAGCTGGCGACAGAGTACACGACCAGCGCGGGAACGTGGGCGGTAAGCGGCGGCAAAGTCACCTGCACGACAGCTTCGGCGCTCATTACTTGCGATACGACAGTAACTGGTGGTCTGACGGCGGTTTTTGCATCCGTCACATTTACCCCAGCAACGACCAGCGACATCGGACGGCTGGTCATTGGCTACTCAGACGGCAACAATTATTGGTTCGCGGAAGTTCAAGCCGGCGCGTTTCACGGCACGCTGAAATTTTTCCAACGCAGCGCTGGGACGGATACCCAAAAGGGGGCGACTCAGACGATCACAGGATTCCAGGCCACGGAGACCGCGACGATCCAAATGTGCTATTCGACCGGCAACGTATTTGCCTATGTCCAAGCCGGGGCGAGCGCAGCAGGGGTCCAGGCCGGCGGGACGATAACCATAGCCGGAACGAAATGCGGCTTGGGCACTGGGTCCGGAAGCTCGTCGTGCGCGTTCGACGACTTCAGCTTCTCGAAGCACTACACGGACGACCCGACTTGTAATTTTTGCAACTTGCTGTGCAACCCTTGCCCAGACAAACTACCTGATACGATCGAAGTCACCTTGCCATCGACGGTTTACAACGGGGCTCAAGACGCTGGCGGTACAGGCGTAAACGACACTTGCTGCAACGCGCAGAATTCGCGGACATTCGTTCTCGACTTGCGCGGAGTGGATCAGCAGCACGCCGTTCAACTATGCGCAGGGATGCCGACTCCAAGTATCTGCTATTACGAATACCTGGAAATTATTTGCAGCGAGGGCGGTCCCTTTGGCGATGAACGGCTCCAAGTAACCGCATGGTTCGACGTTTCAGCCGGAGCGGGAACGCTCTATGTGGTCTTGCTGGACGGGCCAGTAGGCGGGTTCGATGTCACTAGCCCGAACACAGAAATGGTTTACAGGTTGACTGGGATCGACATTACCGACTTGTGCGAAGGCGCTACGTTGAGCGTTCCGTTTCTGGCGAAATACACGACTGGCTGTAGTACTTCCGGCTTCCTCGGTTGTAAGCCGGCAACGACCCTCGGTAATCTGTCCGTGGATACATGATCTGCAACATGCAAAAGCAGCCAGACGGGCATTGGGTCTGCCCGACGTGTGGCTATCGAACCAAGCGGCCATACGACTCACTGCCGAGCAAGCAGTGCGGCGAGAATAGAGGTCCGACAGTCATGGGCCGCCCCGGCGACCACCTTCACAAGCTCCTTGAATCGCTTGGCGCTAAGCCGACGAACTCATGCGGCTGTGCGGCGAAGATTGCGGAAATGAACAGCGGTGGCGTGGGGTGGTGCAAGGAGCATCGGGCCGAGATAATCGACCACCTCAATAAGGCGTATCACGGCCTAACGTGGTCCGAAGTTGCCGGGGCTGCGGCTGCGGCTGTTGCGTCTGGGCTGGCGCTCAAGCTAAACTCGCTGGACGTTTGCGGCTCGCTGGTCGACTTGGCGATTGAGCGGGCGGAAGTCTCTAGTCGGCGCGCACCTCGCTCATGATTGGGCACACCTCGCGCATCTCCGGGGCCCAGTCGGGCCCCTCCGGCAGGTCGGCCTCGAGGCCGGCGAAGACGCAGCCGCCTAGCCCCCGCTCGTCCCGCCACATCGGTAGCCCGCTGGCCGTCGACACCTCCTGTAGCAGGTGGGCGTACCTGAGCGGATGCTCGCGCTGGCCGGCCATGAGCATCGGGAGCATGCACTCGAGCAGCTCCGCGGCCCCGCCCGGGTCGAGGACCACGCGCTCCGCCATGTCGCGGAAGACGGACGCCGCGGCGAGCACCGAGCGGCCGTGCCTCTGCCGCAGGCCGACCACCATGGCCTTCAGGGTCTCCTCTGGTTTGGGGACGACCTGCGATAGCTCTTCGGCAGTTTTTCGTTGATTTTTTGACATTTCCTGGACTTTCGTTAGGGTAGGTAGGGAAAAATCGGGATTTTTTACTTTACTTTCCTTCGAAGCGATACGGGGTCCCAGGATCGAGAAACTGGTCCCTTGAGCTTTTGGCCAGGTGGGCAAGTTAGGGTGACGGTCTATCAACTACAGGTGGCACAATTCCCATGTTTTGGAGCTCTTGAAACACGCACTGGTATTCGAGTAGCTGCTTTTCGACTTTCCTGGCTTCCGCCTCAGCGTCTAGGCGTTTCTTAGTGACGGGCTCAACCTCTGATTCGTCTTCGACGCGACTCGCTGTGGTGATTTGCCCGGTAGTCTCGTCCTTGACTAGCTCTCCGGCCTCAAGTTTTGCGCGCTCTTGGTCAGCCAGCCATGCCTCGTGTTTCGCGTGTTTATGCGCCTTCCTCGTCACGCGCTTGACCTCACGAGCCCTACGTATTTCTGCATAGAAATCATGCTCAGACGCTATGTGCTCCCGTATGCGTGGATCGTCCGAGAACCACTCACCACGTCGACGCAGGGACCTGAAGCGTCTATGTAGTCTCTTCTCGTCTGCCATTGTGCCGTCATGCACTGCTAACAAAGTGAGTCGGTCGACTTGCCAAACACGACCATATGCTATCCGTTTGGTCACTCCGGACATACTGCTACTGTACCCGATCTTGATCGCACTCTGGGCTTCGTTCAACACGAAATATATCATCCGTCTCTACCCTCCATCCAATGTGGTCGTTCCGGTGCGCTAGACTCCTCCGCCAGCCGCCTCTCGCGGAACCGGGCCGTCTTCGCGTAGGCCTCGAGGACCTTGGTGAACTTATCGCGCGACTGGTCGAGCCACCAGGCCACGTACTCGGTCGGGACCTCGTCCGGTGACTCGCCTTGGTGCTGGCCCCGCGGGAAAGTCGCTCGCCTGGCCTTCGCGACGACGCGCGCCTCTATCTCCCCGTCCACTCCCGCCTCCGGCAGCAGGTGCCGGCCGGCCGCGACCCGCAGGCACTCGTAGAAGCGCGGCCGCCTGTCGGCGTAGAACGCGACCAGCTCCTCCGCGTCCTCGCGGTCCTGCTTGTTCTGCTCCACCTCTTCGTCCGTCATCTCTCAGCCCTCCAGTACGGTCACGTCGCTCCAGTACACCCACACGCCGAGTCGCTCCCCTGGTCGCGGGTCGGCCAGCCTCAGCCTGAGCACCAGCCTGCGCCCGACGGACGACAGCCCGACGAAGGTGCACTCTGAGGTCCGTCGGCAGTACTCCACCAAGTACGTCTCGCCCTCGGCCAAGTCGTCCGGGTGCGTCACCTCTCTGACTCGCATGCCTGCCTCCTCTCCGCCGCGTCCGCCCTGGCCGGTGGCAGTGACCGCGTCTCGCCGTCCCTGGCGCGCACCACCGTCAGGTGGGCCGAAGACCGGTCGATTATGCGGAACCACTTGGTCTTGCCCATGCTGCCCATGAGCTTGAACTCGCCGGGTCGTCTTGGTGCCCTCATCTTAAGTGACATAGCGGGTCCCCCTTGTTGATCTCGCTCGCGTCGTACCTGAGCGGCGCGCTCGCGCCGCCCTTCCTGACGTCGGTGCTCGCCTCGGCCCAGTGCTGCTCCGAGTAGCCGACCGCGCAGCGGAGCGGGACGCGGAGCGGCGTGTCGACGGTCTCGAGCAGCCAGCACAGCGCCGCCTTGGTCCGCGGGTCGCGCATGCACTCGGCCGGCCCCTCGAACACCACCTCGTCGTGCACGTTGCCGACCACCTCCACCGGCGTGCCGAGGCAGGCGCGGGCGGCCGCGACGGTCCGCTCCTTCTGTATGTCGGCGGCCTCGCCCTGGCACAGGGTGTTGAACGCGTGGTGCGCCTTGTCGGCGGGCAACCTGCGGTACCGGCCGTGCACGTTCCGGACGTAGCCCCGGTCCGCGCACACCGCGGCGGCCCGCCGGCTGGTAGGCTTGAGCTCCGGCAGGGCCGCGTGGTAGCCGTCGTACACGGCCTCGCCGCGCTCGCGGCCGAGGCGCTCCAACGCGGACGCGCGTTGCGATGGGTCGAGTCGGCCCGCCGCGACCGCCTCGTCCACGGCCCGGGCGACGTCGCCCACCACGTCGGTGTTGACCGACATGGCTTTGACCGCCTTCTTCTTGCCGCCGCCGTAGCCCATCATGAAGTTGAGCGTCTTGGCCGGGTCTCGGCCGATGCCGGCCGTCCTGGCCATCAGGTCGTGGAAGTCGGTGTCCGGGTCGGCGCGGTAGGCGTCGATGCACCGTTGGTTCTGGATGTAGTGCACGATCACGCGGAACTCGATCTGGCTCTGGTCCAGCGACAGGAACGCGTTCCCTCGCCGCGGGTGGATCAGCCGCTTGGCCAGCTTCGAGAGCTGCTGCATGTTCGGCGCGCGGCACGACATGCGGCCGGTCCGCACCATCTGGTTGAACGACGGGTGCAGTAGGTACGACCCGCCGGTCAGCAGGGCGAGTTCCTGGTACGGCCGTACGAACAGGCCGAGCAGCTGCGTGAGCTTGCGCGCCTCGCGGACCAGGGCGACGACGTCGCGCGGCGCGTCCGGGTGGAGCGCGTACAGCGCCAAGGCGTGCTTGTCGAAGGACGGGTTGCCGGCCGGGTTGCCGTCGTCGTCCTCCTCGGTCCAGCCGAGCACCGGCAGGCCGTACTGGTTGATGAGCAGGTCGAAGAGCTGGTCGGGGCTGGACGGGTTGACCGACCGGCCGGTGAGCCGGTGCAGCTCGGCGTCGATGTCGAGCAGCCGCTGCGAGTGCTGGACCTCCGCCACCATCAGCTCGACCGGGTCGACCGACATGCCGCTGCGCTCCATCCGCAGGAGCACCGACGTCAGGTCCACCTCCATCGCGGCGACGCGGCGGCACTCCTCGGGCGTGCGCGCGTCTAGGTAGCCGGCGAGCCTGCGCACCGTCATGACGTCCTGGCAGGCGTACGGGGCCATGACTGACGGCGGGACCGATCCGTAGTCCTTGGACTCGCCTAGCCACCGCCTGAGCTCGGCCTCGTGGTGCGATATGTCCTCGCCGAGCCAGTCGCGGCTGAGCGCCCCGAGGTCGTACCCGCCGCGGCCGAACCCCCGGTCGGAGTCGAGCACCTTGGCCGCGGTGAGCGTGCACCTCAGCGTGGTGCCGCACGGCCAGTCCGGCAGCCAGCCCATGTCGCAGGCGGAGACGTGGGCGTCGTACTTGACGTTGTGGTTGGTCCACCTGCTGGCCCCGCCGCAGACGTCCGCCCACCACGCCCGGACCGCGTCGACCGGCAGGTTCGGCCCCCCGCGGTGGCGGACCGGCACGTACCACGCCCCGGGCGCGTCGTCGGCAGTGACCGCCACGCCGGCCGCCCAGCAGTTGTGCCACGGGTCGAGCGCGTCCAGCCGGTCGTCGAAGGACGTCGTCTCGAAGTCGGCGTACAGGTCGGCCACGCAGTCGAGGTCGGGGAGCTCGTCCACCGTCTCGACCAGGCAGCCGCCGCCGGGGAACTCTATCATCGCGGCACCTCCATGGTCACGACCTCGACCTGCGCTGGGTCACCCTTCACGAACTCCAGGCGCCAGCCGGTCGGCAGGGCGATCCGCGAGCCGAGCCTCAGTCGCGTTATCACCTGCTTGGCGATGGCTGAGTTGTCGATCGACCCGCCGCTGAGCATGCTGCACCCAGGTGGGTAGTACAGCACGAGTATGCCGTCTACCTCGCCGCGGCCGTCCTTCTTGAAGATGTAGTCTACCATGCTAGCCATGTTTGGCCTCCTTCTTGTCTCTCGCCGCGGTCGCCTCGGCGTGCGTCGGTCCCGGCCTGCTGCCTGCCTTCCGCAGGTGCTCGGCTATCCGCCGTTCGCTAGCGCAGATGGCCTCTCGCAACCCACGACGGTCGCTAGTCCGGGACAAGTACACCTCCGCCTCGCTCTCGCCCTCCCTCAGCCGCTCTCGGCACACGTGGCACCAGTTGAGCGGTAGGTAGTTGACCCTGAGCCGCGACTTGAGCCTCGGCTCGTACTGCGACCCGCAGCAAGAGCAGCAGAACTGGTCGCTCCCGTCGAGCGGCCGCAGGTACAGGCCGGTCGGCGTGACCGCCTGCCGGTGCGGGGCCGGCTTGCCGACCTCCACCTGGACGACGTAGCCCAGTCCCCGCGCGAAGCGCAGGAGCGACTCGAGCCTCCGGCGGACGGCGAGCCCGGCCCGGCCGTCGCCGTCGTAGGTGCGCTTCTTGGTCTTGCTTCGCTTGGTCATCGTCCCCTCTTCTCGTAGTGCTCGTCAAGTAACGCGAGGGCCTTGCGCAGCACGACGCGCAAGTCCTGCTTGCCCCAGAAGGTCACTGCTGCCGAGTCGTCGTCCCCGGGACGATGGATGAACGGGCCCTTGAAGTTCGTCGGCTGCATGTGACGAGCCATGGCCGGGCCGACCCCAGCGGCCATGGCTATCTGCTCCCTCGACACTGTGGTCGGCAGCTCCAGGTAGAAGCGGAGGGCCGTGAACTCGTGGCCCTCCACCGTCTTGGTGAATATCTCGACCCCTGTCGGTCATCTCCTCGGCGTGCACGTTCACTCTCATTCTAGCCTCCAGTGTATGAGTCCGGCCCGGTCAAGTAACGCCAGCCCCGCCGCGCCGGCTGTGGAGGGGTCGGCCCACACCACGCGGGCGACCGCGCGGCTGTTGAGTATGAGTCCCGCGCAGTGCTCGCACGGGGCGCGGGTCACCACCAGCGTCAGCCCGGTAGCCGAGTGCCTTCGCGCCTTCACGAGGCAGTTCTCCTCGGCGTGGTAGCACCCGCACCCCTCGGTGCCGGGGCACGAGTCGTTCGGCAGCCCGGCGGGCGGGCCGTTGTAGCCTATCGCGAGTATCTCCGAGAAGTCAGGCGGCAGGAGCAACGCCCCGCACGGCTTGCGCCGGCAGGTCGTCAGCTGGCCGAGCGACCTCGCGCACGCCATGAACGCGCGCAACTTCTCGCGGTCTCGCTGGTCTTTGAACTTCTCTATCACGTTCGGTGTCATCGACTATCTCCCATCTGCCGCCCTGGCAGCTCTGTTTCCTCAACCGTATCAGCCGCCTTCGCACTAGCTCTGGCCCGAGGCGCCCTTGCCCCGGGACCAACGCCATAACCTCAGCCCGCGTGAACCTCCCGACGTCCGTGACGAGTATGGCCCCTACCACGACTTGGCCCCTGGATACGGGAAGTCCCGGAGCAGCCGCAGCGTATAGGCCCTTAGCCCGGCGTCACGGACCTCCGGGTAGTCGGCGCCCGAGTAGTGCTGGTCCACCCGCATGTCGATCCCGCGCCACGAGCCGCACCGACCCACCTCGGCGTAGTGCGCGTTCACCTCGACCGCTTGGTCCGCGGTGTACAGCTCCTCCTTCTGGCCGTGAGTCGCGCGGATACGCCCCTCGGTGGTGCTCACCACCAGCACGTGGCCGCAGTACGCGAGCAGGTCCCGGTCGAGTCGCTCGTAGTCCCGCTTGCCGAGCATGCTCGGCGTGCCGTCCACGGCCCGGTAGAGCGGCTCCGACATGTGGAACCGGTCCATCACCACGTACGGCGACATGAGCAGCCGATGGCAGCGGACCGGGTCCTGGCGCCACGACTTGGGCAGTCGCCCGAGGTGCCGGTAGACGTGCGGAAAACCGAGTCGGTTGAGCTCGGTGACTATCTTGCGCGCGAGCGTGGTTTTTCCCGTACAATCCGCACCTTCGATTATAATCATACCGCCACCTCCGCCTCTATCTTGGGGTGTGGGTCGTAGCCGTCCAGCCTGTACGTGAACTCCCTCAGATCGTCCGACACTGACCCGACGGTCAGCCTCGGCAGCTGCCGCGGCTCGCGCGACAGCGCGGTAGCCACCTGCTCCCGGTGCGAGTCGTAGACGTGCAGGTCGCCGAACGAGACGACCAGCCACCTCGCCTCCCGGCCGGTCCGCTTGGCCAGCAGCTCGAGCAGCAGCCCGTAGCTCGCCACGTCGAACGGCAAGCCGAGGAACGCGTCTATCGACCGGGCGTACATCGAGAGCGACAGGCCCTCGCGGCCGTCGGCCGACAGGACCGACTGGTGCACCTTGAGCTGGAACAGGACGTGGCACGGTGGGAGCGTTACCGCCTTGGAGTAAAGAGGATGCCAGGAGTTGACTATGAGCCGGCGGCTCTCCGGCGAGCGCTCGAGGTCGCGGAGCAGCGTGTCTACCTGGTCGACCGAGACGACACCATCGCATGGATAATCTCGCCACATAGGCCCGTACACAGGTCCGAGGTCACCCGCCTCCCGGCCGTAGACCGCGCACTTCTCGGCCGTGGCCCACTCGTCCCAGATGTCGACGCCGCGCTCCCTGAGCCAGCCGGCGTCGCTCCGCCCCCTGAGGAACCACTCGAGCTCGACGGCCACCCACCTCATCGGGACGCGCTTGACCGTGAGCAGGGGGAACCCGGACCGCATGTCGTGCCGCCACTGCTCGCCGAACAGGGACGTCGTGCCGACGCCGGTGCGGTCGGCGTGCGGCTCGCCCAGCTCCAGGACGCGGGTCAGCAGCTGCTGGTAGCTCCTCATCGTTGCCTCCCTTCCATCGTTTGGCCTGGAAACTTCCAGCGGTCGTCGTCTATCGACATCTGCTTCTGAGTCTCCCTGTACTCGAGCAGCACCCTCGCCAGGTCCGGCGGCACGTAGTCCGGACCCTTCACCAGTATACGCTTCGATCGGTCGGCCTGCTCCGCCTTGGTCATGTTGCTGCGGTGCACCTCGAGGAACGCCTCCGCGACAGGCAGGTCGAAGGTCGACGCCGTCCCGAGCAGCACGTACAGCAGGTCGGCCAGCGCGTCCAGCAGCTCCGCCTCGTCGCCGCTCTCCAGGGCCGCGAGACACTCGCCGACCTCCTCGACCAGCAGCTGCGCCCGTAGGCCGCGCGGCTGGTCGGCCCACATGAGCAGCCACCTGGCCGTCTCCAGCAGCTGGCCGGACGCCTCCCGCAGCGCAGTCGCCAGCGCGTCGTGGCCGGTGTGGCGCTCGCCCCACCCGAGCGGGACGCCGACGTCTATGCCGTGCCTCCGTTGGAACTCCTCGACCATCGACTGTGCCTCTCGTATCGTCGTCATCGTCATCCTCTTCTAGAACTCTGCCTCGGGTATGAAGTCAGGCCGCTCCGGCATGGAGCGGCTCGCCGCGACCGACCGCAGCATGTCTATGAACGGCCCAGATTTCCTGTACCCGCCGCCGTCCCGGCGCAGGGCGTGCTTGCGCACGAGCAGCGACAGCGACTGGCTCGCCATGACGCGGTCCCAGCCGCACCAGTCCATCAGGTCCTGCTGCTCCACCTTGTCGCTCCGGAGCATGGACTCGACGAACTCGTACGGGAACGGCATTGCCGCGAGCATCGAGCGTATCGCCGACTGGTCGAGCAGCTGCGTCCCGGCCCGCTGCGCGGCCGTGAACTCCGCGTACCCGCAGGCCCTGGACGAGTAGTGTCGCCGGAGGAACGCCGCCGCGGCCTCCACGTGACAGGGCCGGACGTCGAGCGACCGCATGTCCTGGGACGTGCTGAACGTCCGGCAGGCGAGCGCGGCGGCCAGCCTCGCGAGCTTGTACCGCATCGACCCGCCGTCCACGATCGGCACCGCGTCGCTGTACTCGGCCGACATCTCGGTGGCGGTCGCGTTGCACAGCGACTCGACGTCGGCCGCGAACAGGCACTGCTCCGGCGTCCTCGTCCACGCCCACAGCACCAGCCGCCTGCACAGGTCGGCCGGATGCCGCTGGCGGCCGTTCTCCGGCCACGGGGCGTTGATCACCGACGGGTCGACGTCGGCGTCCGCGACGACGTACACCCAGTCGAACCGCCGCAGGTCCTCGAGCCCGCCCATGAGCTCCTTGGCCGCGTCCACGCCGTACGAGTAGCTCGCGACTTTGCGGCCGTCCGAGCGCGGGTTGCTGACGCCGAGCAGCCGGGTCCTGGCGTGCGTCTGGCGCTTCTCTATCTTGGTTATCTGGGCGACGCCGCTCGACCGCATGTCGGTGAGGCTGCCGAGCACCTCGACCCGCGTGCCCTTCATCTCCTCGAGCGTGACGTGCCGCTTGTCGTGCGTCGGGATGACGCCCCACTGGATGATCCACCGCGTCCCCATCTGGGCGCACCCGCCGAGCAAGCCGGCCACGGACGCGTTCTTGCACTCGAACTTCTCTCCCAGCCCGTAGTGCCTCCTCAGGCCGGCCGCCACCTCGGACTTGCCGTTCGACGAGTCGCCGACGACCAGCGCCTCCGCCCAGCCCTTGACCACCCGGCCGGCGTACGTCAGCAGCAGCGGGCTGTGCCACGTCAGGTCCATGGCGAGGTGCATGTCGCGGCGCATCCGGATGCGGGTGACGTGCCGCTCGAGGTCGGCGTACAGCCCGTCCAGCCGCTCCTCCACGCCCGCCGCGTCCCATCGCTCCGGCCTGAACGCGGCCAGCGGCTCGAGCTCCTCGTCGGTCGGGGAGTAGGTCGATAGCGCGTCCTGGCACTGCCTGTACGACGAGACCAGCAGCGTGGACTGCTGCGTCTTGGGGTGGGGCAGCATGCGGCCGGTGAACTCGTACGGCTCGTTGAGCTCGAGGCCCTCGCCGATCGCCACCGCCGGCTGCACCCGGTGGTCGCTCGCCCTGCTGGTGAGCTCGAGCGACGGCGCGACGCGAGCGTCCTCGGCGTTGTAGTGGCTGACCGCCTCGAAGTCGAACTGCCGGCACTGCCTCGGCACGCCGACCGCCCCCATGACGGCGTCGCGCAGCCGCGCCCGGTCGGACGTGACCGCCTCGAGCACGGCCGGCGACTCGGCCGGCACGGTGAACCGCCCGTCGGTCGAGGGCCACACCGGGCAGAGCGAGCAGAACTTCTCCGACTTGTCGCACTTGGCGTCGACGTCCCGCGGCACGTAGTAAGGGGCCGTGTCCATCGCCGTGACCACGCCGCGGACGGTCACCCTCCGGCCGGCGTGCCTCGCGTTGACCGCCTCGGAGAGGTGCATCACCACCGGGTCGACCAGCCCGGACAGGCCGGCCGCCGGCATCACCCACGGCTCGCACGCGCCCATCAACGCCCACAGGTCGCCGCCGCCCGCCACGAAGTCGTTGACGTCCCCCTTGGGGTGGGCCGCGAGGTCGAGCGGCAGCACCAGCTCGAACAGCTCGGCGGCGAGCGGGCGCAGGGCGACCAGGTTCTTCAGGGCCGCCTTGCGCCCGTGGTCGTCGACGTCGCCGCAGACGTACACGCCCTTGCCGCCGAGCTGGCGCAGCATCTCGACCGGTATCAGTTTCTCGCCGATGGTCGGCGTCACGCACCCGACGCCGTGCGGGTTGAGCTCCCTCGCGCCGACGATGGCCTTCATCTCGCCGCCGACCAAGACGACCGTGCCGTACCTGAGCTGCTCGGCCGGGTACCACCTGGCCTGGCCGCGGCCGCGCATGTTCCGCATCTTGTCCGCGCCGGCCGCGCCGGGCAGGTACCTGCGGACGTTGACCCAGTCGCCGCGCTCGTTCGGTACCGGTATCGTCACGCGGCCCTGGTCCTCGCCGAGCCGGTAGTACGCTATGTCGGCGTCGGTGAGGGCGCGGTCGCGGAGGGCCTTCAGCAGCGGGCCGGCCTCCCATATCTTGCCGTGCCACCGCTCGACCACCGACGGCTCGACTATCCGCACGTCGTCGAGGTCGTACCGCTGCGAGAGCTCCTCTAGTATCACGGACCGCGGCTGCCTCGCCGCGCCGGACAGCAGCTCTACCAGGTCGCCGGACCGCATGCAGCCGGCGGCGTGGCAGTTGAAGACGCGCTTGCTGAGGCTGACCGAGCAGGACGGGCTCTGGTCGTCGTGGAACGGGCAGCGGACCTTGACCTCGTCGTCGCCCGCCCAGACGTGCTTGAGCTGGTAGCGCTCGAGCTCGGCGAGCACGCTTATCTCGGTGGGCCTCGTCGCCATGTGGGCTCGCGGTCGGTCCATGTGGTCGCTGCGTTGACTTCGTGCCGTGTGACTGACTGATAGAGCAGGACGGAGGAGTCGAACCTCACCTCCCAGGATATTGCAAACTGGGGCTCTGCCGTTTAGCTACGTCCCGCGCGGGTCGGCCGCAGAGCTCGTGTGGGGTAGTCCTGACGGTCCCTCTCACGAGGGGGTGCCGTCAGGCCTTGGCGAGGTGCGGCCGGAGCCCAAAGTCTAGAACCTCTCCTCCGTCTTGGGTGATGCGGCGGCGCCCTCGACCGTGTCCTCGTCGTCGTACTGCGTCTGGATCAGCTTGTCGGCCAGGTAGCCGCGGTACTCGGCGTGGATGCGGCCGAGCGCCTCGAACCGCTCCTGGTCCATGACGTACGGCGTGACGCCGCTGTCCTCGGCCGGGTTGTCGACGTCGATCCCGTACCACGTGCCGAGCTTGTTCTCGCGCTGGCTGACTCGGGCGGCGAACTGGCACCCGTAGAGGGCCTTGGTCCGCCGCGACTGCACGAGGGTGTTGAAGCTCGTCCCCGCCCGGTGCTCGCCGCTGGCGAACGTCAGGACCATCGGCAGCTCCTCCATCTGGTTCGGCGGGAGGATCATTATCAGGTAGTTGAGGTGCTCGAGGTGGCTGACGAACAGCGGCTTGCCGTCCTTGTCGGTCGGCCGCTCGAGACACTTCTCCTTGCGTCGCTCCGGGTCGCGCGACTTCACCGCTATCTCCCCGCGCGGGTCGAACGACCGGGCCCTGACGGCCTGGAGGTCGGTGCCGTACGGGTTCCAGCTGACCCACTCGGGGTAGAACATGACCGGGACGAAGTGGAAGGCGACGTTCGGCTCGCCTGGCCGGAACTGCCCGCCCTCCCAGACGCCGCGCACCATCGGGACGGCGCAGAGGTCGCCCGGCCGGAAGAGCTCGTTGAAGGGCTTCTTAGCCTGCCCCTGCACGATCTTGATCCGCGGCGGCACGACGTACTGCTTGAGCAGGTCGGTCGACCCCTGACCGTCGTGGTCCCTGAGGTGGGCCGGCATCTGCTCGGCCACGTTGCGGACGGCCAGCTCCCTGCCGTCCGCGGTCTTCGGTGTCGTCTTGGCCATGGTACTTTCCTCGCTTCGGGTTACTAGCGGCTTGGTATGACCCGCATTCGGCGGCCGCTTGACGTCGGCGCGGGTGTGTTTTTTAGTTGTCGAACCAGAAGACGACCCTCACGTCATCGGTTGAGCGTAGTGCAGCCAGCGGCCATCTGTGTGCTTGACCTCGACGTGCAAGTGTATGTCGCATCCCATTATTCTGTGACACCTTTCTTTTTTCGTATGGTCAACGAGTACTCGGCGGTCGTGCGGCCTGGGTCGACGCCGGGCGGGAGCGGCTTGCCCTCGGCCATCCGCCGGTGCATCAGCTCCATCATCCCCGGCCAGTGCATCTCCACCGCCGCGTGCTGCCGGTCCTCGCCCCCGCCCTGGAGCTCGGCCGGCACGCCGAGGAACGTCATCAGCTCACGGTACTGCTCCGGGTCCTTGCGCCACGTGGGCAGCCGCACCAGCGACCGCTGCATCGGCACCGCCGTGCAGTACTCGGTCCGGATGCACTCCCCCTCGAGCGTGGTGGCTGCCACGAGGCAGGCCATCTTGTCGGCGAGCGACTTGAGCTCCTTCAGCTTCTTCCTCGCGTCGTCGAGCAGGCCCTCGGCCTCGCGAAGGGCGTACGCCGCGTCTGCGAGCTCGACCGCGTCGGCGCACCCCATGATGAGCGGCCGGAGCTGGCCGTCGGCGGTCGTCGCCGTCTCGTGCGCCCTGCGGGCGTCCTTGAACATGTCCTGGAACTGCTTCATCACGTGTCATGTCTCCGCTCGGGCATCTCGTCGTCACGCTCGAGCTGGCCGATGCCGTGCCACTCCTCGAGCGTCGCGGGTCGTACCCGCAGTGTCTTGTCCGCGAGAGCCATCTTCGCCTCGAACTTCTCGCCCATCTCCCGCAGCGCACGCTCGACTCGCGTTTCTGGCAACGGCAGCCAGCAGCAACGGCAGTTGAGCATATAACTATCCCCTCGCCACGAACCCCTGCCGTTGGGCGTCGAAGAACAGCAAGCGCGGCGGCCGGCCGTACTCGTGGGTCACCGCGCACGCGACGGTGACGACCGGGACGACGCTGCCGGCCACCACCAGCGAGTCGAGCGACGGGTCGTACCCGTGCCCGCGCAGCCGGCGCAGGGCCTCGCGCACGAAGTCGTCCGACCAGATGCTCGGCCGCCGCTCCCCGTCGGGGAACACGGTCACGAGTGCGCCGTGCTCGGCCGCTCGCCGGCAGTCCTTGTCCGGCCGCAGCAGCAAGAAGCAGCGCGGCTCCACGCGCACGTCGAGGCCTTGGACGGTCGGTGAGATCCGGACTCGCGTCACAGTCCCATCGAAGTCCAGCGACTTACCATTGTTGAAAGTAGTCTCATCAGTCATCAATCCCTCTCCCTCTTCTTGACTAGTAGTCCGGCCAGGATGGTCCCGAGTATCTCGCGCACGTCGGAGACCTCCATGGCGAGCAACTTCTTCTCGCCGACCCTCACGCGTATGTCCTCGTCGATCGACTCGGGGACGACCAGGTCGGTCTCCCGCACCTGGACCCGCGTGCCGCGGCGATGGTTGCGCGAGCCGCTCTGGTCGCGCTTGATGAACGACCAGTCGACCGCGTAGTATATGTGGTGGTTGCAGTCGGTCGTCACGCCGTCACCCTCGTGCGGCGGGTAGCCGAGCAGGTTCAGCCCGGTTCCGCCCGCCCCCTGGTTCCCGAGGAACACGCGGCACTCCGGCTCGCAGTTGAACTGTCGCTCAGCCTCCTCGCGGGCCTCCTCGGTCGTCTCGCCCCAGTAGGTGACGTGCCGTATTCCCTCCGCGGTCAGCCGCTCGCTCACCTGCCGGATGGTCGGCACGAAGCAGGACCACACGATGGTCTTCTCGTCCGGCCCCTTCTCCCTGAGGCACTCGACGAGCGTCTCGAGTTTCGGGCACTCCGGGAAGTACTCCAGCCGCGCCTCGCGCAGGACCTCGCCGGTGGCCTCGTCGATCACGGCGTCCCACTTGATGAAGCCGCAGGTTATCTGCGCCAGCCGCAGGAGCTGCGTCAGCACGTTCTGTATGGTTATCGCCTTGTTGCCGCTCCTGTCGAGCTGGTCCTCGACCGAGTAGGCCAGCTCCCTGGCGAGCGAGTCGTACGCGTCCTGCTGGGCCGTCGACATCTCGGCCTCCATCACGTCGAACACCTTGTCCGGGAGCCACGGGAGGGCCTCCTTCTTGGTGACTATGAACGCCGTCCGCGTCAGCCGCTCCTTCATGAACGGCAAGTTCTGTATCCCGACTAGCTTGGCGTAGCCGTCGCCGGTCTGGTCGAACACGCCGTAGAAGTCCTTGAACGCTTTCCACGACTGGAAGCCGCTGCCGCCCTCGGACAGGAACTCGAAAAGCGCGTACAGGTCGAGCGGCGTGTTGCTGATCGGCGTGCCGGTGAGGCACATTCGCCGCCGGCACTTGTCGCGCAGCTTGCGCGTGTACTGCGACCGGCTGGTCATGGGCCGCTTCGCGTAGTGGGCCTCGTCGAGCACCCCGAGGTCCCAGTCGACGTGCTCGAGGAAGTCCCACGTCCCCTTGAGCCCCTCGTAGGACATGACGCAGACGGTGTACTCGCAGCCCGGCTCGTCGACCAGCGCCTCGATGAGCTGGCCGGCCCGGGCGACCGCCCCGCCGCGGATGGCGCAGACCTTGCCCGGCCTCGTGCAGAACCGCTGGAACTCGCGGCACCAGTTGAGACGGACGGCTTTAGGGCACACGACGATCGTCCGGTGAGCTCGGCCGAACTCGGCCCACACCCGCTGGCACTCGTTCATGACTCTGGCGACCACGACCGGCGTCTTGCCGGTCCCCTGCTCCATGAACAGGTTGTAGCCCTCGGACCGCATCGACATCCAGAGCGCGGCCTGCTGGTACGGCTCGAGCGGTAGCTCCGGGTGCTGCTCGAGCTCCGCCGCGCCTGGCGGGAGCAGGCCGACCGACTTGAAGAGCGCGTAGGCCTCCGCCACCTGGTCCTGCGCGGTGGTGCCGAGCAGGAGGAGGTCCATCATGGACTTGGCCGCGGGGTCGAGCTCCAGCTGGTCGCGGGGCCAGACGGCGTCGACGACCACGGCCGTGTAGTCGGTAGCCGCGAGGAGCCACTCCTCGTCATAGGTCGACTTGAGCTGACGTCGCTCGGGGACTCGCTCGAGCCACGTAGACCGGGCGGCAGCCGAGGGCCACTCGCGGTGGCCGTTGACCCGCGCGGCGGAGACCTTCGCCCGGAAGTGCCGGCCGTCCGGCTCGAGGGAGAGGCTGAGCCGGTCGTGGGGCTTGAGCTTCACCGGCTCGAGCAAGCCGGCGGTCGCGTCGGAGAGGGCTCTCATGTCTGGTCGTCCTGTGCCATGTGACTGTCGAGAAGTATCGAAGAGTTGGCATTATACACCGCAGGACCTCCGGCGTAAACGGGGCTAGCGACTCAGGCGCAGATTTTCGCGACCGGCCGACGCGCAGTATATATAGTAGAAGTCGCATCGGAGGTCGTCTATGCGATCGGGCTAGAATTATTCTCGAAATAATCTCCCAAAAGGCCGATAATGCCGTTCCCGCGGCGAATATACTAGTGTAGAATGGACACATCGCACCGAGGATCACTCGGACGCGACTGACGGAAACATGGCACAAAGGAAGAACAGATGATCGTATGCGGAAACAGCGTGAACGCGAAGAGCTTCTTCGACGCCGCGGCGGGCTCCCTCGCGCAGCTCTACGGGCGGTGGCTCGACGAGAAGGATTACGAGGACATCGAGGACTATATGTCCGCCCTCCACGAGAAGGCGATGGCGGCGGGCGTCGCGTTGCAGAACATGACGAAGCGACCGTTCGGCGTCGTGTTCACTTGCGACGGTCGGACGTACCACATGACGATCAAGAAGAACACGGCTCAATACAAGCGAATAGCGTGAGGTCGAAACGCGCGTTGACTCGCGCGTCCACGGTTATTTCGGCCGTGCTGACGAGACCACATGGCGACATGGCACGAAGGAAAGAAAAGATGATGAAATACTTATTAGTCCGAGACCACGCGACCGAGGACTTCGAGCAACACGACTCGTTGCCCCGAGAGGGAGACGCGGTCTACGCGCTCATCGACGGGACGTGGTGGTACGCCACCGACGACGTCGGGAGCGAGCGGTTCCTCGTCATCGACTCGCGCGGTGGCTGTCGCACGACGGACCGTCAGGACGATTGCGACTATAACGAAGAGCTCTGCTTCATGTGGGACGAGCCAAACTACTGCCGTTGCTATGCGCTCGATGAGCCGAGCGTCGTATCGACCGTGGCGGGGCGGTGAGGTCGAAACGCGGAGCGATCCGCGTCTGACGGTAATTCAACCGTCACTGAAGAGACCAACATTTTGGAGAGACGGACATGGCGCAGTCACACATCGAGGTGCGGGTCGGAGGGGCGGTTTTCGGGTGCGAGACGGTCGCGGAGTTGCGACGGGCCCTCGACCTCGCCGAGCAGCTAGGAAAACGGGTCGTGGTCGCGAAGGCCGCGAAGCGCAGCAAGCGGCTGACCGCCGAGGCGGCGGACGGGCTGACCGAGGCTCAGCGGCTCGCGCGGAACGAGGCCAGCCGCAAGGCGAAGGCCGCCGCGCGGAAGGCGAGCAAGCGGAAGGGGTGCAAGTAACTCATGGGCAGCTACCGAGACGACGAGGACCTCTACATGGACCGGAAGAAGGAGACGTTGACGATCGAGGTCGAGGTCGACGAGAGCGTCGAAGGGCAAGCGGCCCTCGACGACATCTCAGCGGCCGTCCACGACTTCGTGAACGACGAGCTCAACGAGGATTTCGGCGAGTCGGCCGCGATCACGATCATCGAGAGCGAGTAGGCCGAAACGCGGGAGCACACCGTGAGGTGGAGACCCGCGTCCGCGACTAGACGGTCGCGCTGACGAGGCCAGCGAGCACTCACCACACGTAGAGAGAGAACCGAGACCATGAAGACCATCCCCAACGCGACCGCGCCCGTGAAGGCCCCGCCGGCGAAGGCGGCCGGAGCCGGAGCCGCGAAGAAGGTCAAGAGCGGCGAGCGCGGACCGACCGTGTTCCACCCCGCGCTCGAGGCCAAGGCCGTCGACGGCGTCCTGAAGCCGACCAAGAAATTGCAGGCGTGGCCGGCAGACTACAAGACCACGCAGCACAAGCCGCTGTCGTCGGCGCACTTCGAGGACCCGGCCGTGTACTACAACGGCAAGGCCGACCGCCTCCAGCGAGTGGTCGACAAGCTGCGGCAGGACGCGCTCCAGGCCAAGACGCTCGGCGGCGTCAAGGAGAAGGGCACCGCGAAGAAGATGCTCCAGCTCCAGAAGCGGCTCGACGACCTCAAGACGGAGCTGTCCGGCAAGGGCGTCGACGTCGAGGCCATGCTCAAGCTGCTCGCGGCCAAGCAGGTCGAGGCGGCCGCACCGGCGGCGAGCGCGCTGCCAGCCGCGTCGCAGGCGTAGACCCTCTGACGAGACGAGGTCGAAACCGCGGCGGGAGACCGCCGCGAGAGCATGCCGAACGCCTAGGTCGAAACCGGGGACGGCCCCGGTCTGGCGGTAGGTCCGCCACTGACGAGACCACATGGCACGAGGAGAACGACGATGAAGATCAAGAGGACGCGGGTGCGCATCACGCTGGAGACGAGGCGGCAGGCGGCCGACCTGGAGGTCGCGCTGACAGAGGCGGGCTTCGAGACGAACGACGACTGCGACGCGAGCGAGGTGATGATGGACCTCGACCCCACCGAGGGCAAGACGCCGGGCGACCAGCTCGCGGAATTGGCGCGCGCCCTCGACGAGGCCCGGGTGTCCTGATACCGGGGAGAGAGGCACGACCGTCCCAGCCCGTCTGACGCGAAAATCCGCGCACGGGCCGATCGCCTGGCTCGCGTATGGGGCGAGCCGCGGTATAATGCACACGCGTGAACGATTGACACATGGCACATAGGGAGACGACGAATGTATCTACAAGCAGATTGGACAAAGCGGTATCAATCCGCGAGAGCTGCGGAGAAAGACCTCAAAGGCCTCAAGTTGCCGTACCCACAATTCGAGGGCTGGATCGAGACTGACACAGACACGCTGCTAGTCAGTCCTCATCAGACGGCGTACATCATCCAATGCTGGAACACCCCTGAGGCGCGGAAGACGATCGCCGCTTACCTTGGCTTGCCAGTCTATCGCCAGGAAGGCGGTGCCGTATGACAGTGGGAGACAGGGCCGCGAAGCGCAGGGAGCTGCTCGCGGCGATCGAGGACTCGGTCCAACGGAAGCGCGCGATCGCCAGCGACGGCGAGAACCCGGAGCGGACGGCCGAGCGCGTCGCGCAGTACCGCGAGCAAGCGGCCCGGATGACGCGGCAGGCCGACGCCATGGAGGCCAACGCGGCCGACTGGCAGTCGCGCTACCGTCGCGAGGACGAGGAGACCACGCGGCTGCGCGCCGAGCTGGCCGCCCTCCAGAAGCAAGCGACGTTCGACGGGCTGTCCGCAGCTCTGGCCGCGTTCGCGCAGGCCTCGCCGGAGGAGCTGGACGCGCTCGTCGAGTCGCGGCCGGACCTCGCGCCGCTGGTCGCGGCCATGACTGCCAAGCAGGACGAGGGGAGGGCGGGATGACCGGTCGATACTCGCACCTCGTGCCGACTCACGCCAGGGAGGCGGTCGAGACCTACAAGCTGGCTTGCGTCGCGATGGGCGAGTGGCCACATGACTACCCGCCAGAGCTCGGCGACAGCTTGCTCGCCCTGCACCAAAACGTGCTGATGGTCTGGCTGTTCGACAGCGACCGTGATCTCGATCACATGCGGTCGTTGATCGCCCCGGACGGCACAGTCCGCTGGCCGGAGAGGGGGGCGTAGCCATGAGCACACAGCACAGCGTGGCCCACCCGAGGACCGACGCGAGGCGGCGGAGGGCGTACGTCCTGCGGTCAGTGACCAGCGCGCCGACGCTCGGCCACCGGTACCTCAGCGAGAGGGCCGGGACCGTCTTCGGCTGCGTCGGCTCGCCGCACGACGCCCTGAACTGGCCGAGCCGGCTGGCAGCGAGGACGTGGGCCGAGACGGAGCTCGGCAAGGCCGGGCTGGCGGAGTGGGCCGTGATAGCCGTCGAGCTAGCCCCCGAGGCCGAGCGCGTCCCGACGTGGGACGAGGTGATGGCGGGCGCGCGAGTGCCGGACGCCCGAGAGGCATGCCGACTGGTGGCCGCGTCGCACGCGCATTACTGCGAGCTGGTGGAGGCCTGGCTCAAGCGAGCTGGCGTCTGCGCGGAAGTCATAAGCCCGCCGCGCTGCGCCGTGACGGCCAGCCCGAAGGGGTGGTGCGGGCTGTACTGCCCGTCGACGCACACCTGCACGTATAGTCTCGTCCACGCCTGCCGGTATCTCGGCTCGGGCGGGGCGCGCGGCACCGACCGCGAGGACTTCAGGCTGACCTGCGCGCACGAAGCGTGCCACGGGTACCAGCGGGCGCTGGCCGGGCCGGAGGCTCCGGGAGGCGCGCTCGGCCACGGCGGGGACTTCTACGCGCTGATGCGGTGGGGGGCGCTCGAGCCGGTGTCGAGGCACGCTTCGCTCTACCAGCCGGTGACTTGGGCTGAGCGGTCCGCCGCGCAACGCGAGGTCGAGCGGATGGCCACGGCGGGCGAGCTGGCCGGCCTGCCGTGCGGGGTGACTAGCGACGAGATAGCGGGCGGCGACCGAGAGGGGAGCGTCGAGTGACCATCAGGATATGGCCGGAGCCGTGGTCGCCGTCGGTCGCGCACCTCATTAGGGCGCGCGCGGTGGCGGGCGTTGGCGGCCAAGTCGGGGGAGAAGACGGTCAAGTTCTCGCACGGGCCGCACAGGGTGACGGTGACGCGATGACCACCAGCATACAGCAAGCGCTAGAAGCAAGAGCCGACCCATTGTTCGCGGCTTTCGCCGAATGGGGTGACGACAGCGGGATAGACGTCGACGGTCACTACAATGACTGGTATCCACATTGGGTGGGAGTGCTTCTCCGCCGGAGCCGAAGCATATAAGGAATGGGCCAAGCGACAGTGTGACGAGGTGACCGATGACTAGGGCTAGCATGGTGCGCGCCCTGCACAGGGCAGGGGTGCCGGTCGGCGGGACCGGCGTGGAGTACTGGCAGGACCATGAGGTGGCGGAGCTCTACTCCCGCGGCCTGACCGACGCGCAGAGGCGCGCGGCCGAGTTGGAGGAGGGGGAGCGCGAGCTGATGAGGACCGCGCTGGAGCTGGGACTACTCGACGGGAGAGAGCCATGACCGAGACTCTGGTGGTCAAGACGCTCGGCGAGACGCGGCTCAAGCTGCTGTCGCGGGCGATCAAGCGCGCGAGGGTGAGCGGCCAACAGGTGGAGTGCGCGCCCGGGCTGTGGACGCTCGCCACGAACATGGCCGGGACGACCGGCAGGCTCGCGTCGGTCGAGGTGACCGACGCAGCGTTCGACGAGACGGTGGAACGGCTCGAGAGGGCCGGCTGGAGGCTGTCGTGACGCTGGAGCGCGACTGGACCAAGGTGGTGCGAGACGAGCTGACGGCCCGCGGGGCGCTCGTGGCCGTGATGGCGGCGAACCGGTACACCGTGCCGGGCTGGCCGGACAGGTGGGTCGGCCACCGCCTCTGGACGGGGTGGCTCGAACTCAAAACAGAGGACGGCGTGGTGTCGGCCCTCCAGGCGCAGAGGGTGCGGGATATACGCGCGCGACGGCCGGGGACGGCGTGGGTGCTGCGACTGCGCGGCGACCACTGGGTGTTGCAGGGGGCCGACGGCCTCGACCGCTGCGAGGTGCGTCCCTGCGGGGCGTGCCTGCTGCTGGCGCTCGCGGAGATGGAGCGGCTGGAGACTGGGGAGTCGCGCGACGACCGGGCCCGCGCGGCGATGAGGGCGCTGGCCGAGAGCGTGGCGGGGAGCGCGTGGAACTACCGGGTGGTGGGGTGAGCCATGGGAGAGAACAAGACGAAATGCGCCCGCCGACCCGATGACAGGTGGCACGATATTCGTGAAAATACGCCTTCTAAAACTCGTGGATGACCTTTGACAACAACTATTCGACGAATGTCCCACGATGAATAAATGTCAAAAGAAAACGCTATACAGCTTAACCCGGGATTCTGGGCAACTCTTGAAGAGTTTCGCCAAGTGACGGCCCAAAATGACTGCTTTTTGGCATGCTTGACAAAGTCAATGATTATGCTATTAAATTAAGTGTACAAAAGTGTGTATATGTATGTATCGTATGCCATCAAACCGTGCACCTGGTATTTTTTTTTGACATTTAATCACGGCGTGACATTAGGCGAATAGTTGTTGTGGAGGCTAGAACATGAGGGCGCAGGAGACAATCGTCGGGAGTATCGAGTCCGGCTACGGGGAGTTGGAGGCCCAGCTGGGGGCCTTGGAAGCAGTCGCCGCGGAGTCAGGAGTCGGCGTGGAGAGGCGCTCGCACAGGGAGCGCGGGCCGTACGTCCGCGGGCCGTACTCGCGGAGGGACGCGCTCCTGCACGACGGCCGCGGCAGATGGTCGCGGTGGAAAACGAGAGAGCAGCGGGACCGCGAGCGTGACGCCGAGCTCGTCCGGAGGGCGGAGCGTGACGAGCGGTTGATGGAGCGTGACGGGGTCGTGTGCGCTGGTCGCAGCGGTCGGGCCAAGCCTGGCACAGCCCTGCCGCAGCGCGCGCAGCGGGCCGCGGCGAGGCTGGCGAGGCTGCCCCCGTCGAGGGTGTGCCCGCGCTGCGGCGTGGTCGTGGTCGCGTCGAGGAGGTGGGTCGTCCCGCCCGGGGGAGGGGTCGCGACGTGCCTGAGTTGTCACCGTAAACGAGGAGGATGAAGGATGCCTGACTACAGACCGTTGCCGCCGCGACTCGAGGGCGACTTGCCTGGGCGCGTTCGAGTGGCCGGGACCGACCGCGCTGGGAAGGTGGACCTGATATACTACGACCGGCTCCACACCGGTGACAGCTACGACGAGCTGCAGGTGTCGATGGACGACGGCATGTGCGTCCGCGGCCGACTGGACTTGTTCGAGGAGGAGGTGCCGGATGCCTGACGTGCTGCTGGTGGCCGAGAGGTCGAGGCCCGCGCCGGCGCAGTCGCCGGCGTGGCTGGACGACGCTCGCGACGACCCGTTCCGCTGGCTCGTGCAGAGTCGCGCGATGGGCGCGTTCCGTGGATCGCGAGCCGGCGTGCACCGCGGTAAGCTGGCGTCGGTCGGGCTGTGCCGCGACGTGGCGACGACCGTGACCGAGCCACAATATATCGGCGTCGACGGACTCAACCTCCTGCCGCCGGCCGACGGGCCGGGCGAGTGGGACGTTGAGCTAGCTGAGCGAGTTGCTGACGAGTTGACGGTCAGGCTGTGGTGCGCGCACCAGTCGCACGAGGTCGAGTGCGCGCAGGACAAGCTAGACTGGGGCCGGGCCACGTGGCAGCGCGGGACGTGGAGGTACCGCGCGGTCGTGCTGTGCGGGAGGCGGGTCGCCGCGGCGATGGGGCTGGCCGACCTGCCCTTCTGGGGATCGGACGGCGGGACGCTGCTCGTGCCTCACCCGTCGGGTCTGTCGCGCGAGTGGAACCACCTGGACGTGGCGTGGGCGAGGGGGAAGGTGTCGAGGTTCTTGAACGAGAGGGGGACACGATGTGGGTGACCGAGGCCATGTCCTGGCGGGACGTCGGGTGGTCGATGCTGTTGCTGGCCGCGCTGTGGCTCCACGCGTGCGGCCGCGCGTGGAGGCGGCGGTGCCTCGACACGGAGTGGCAACACGATCACGCCAGGCGCGAGCTCGACGCGGCGATGGTCGAGCTAGCGATCAACGGCGAGCGAGACCGCAGGCAGAGGTGGCTGATCGGCAGGGCCGTCCGCTTCGTCTGCCGGCGAGAGGTCTGGCGAGAGCCGGGTCTGAACGCCGCCGGACTCGCCGAATTATTGGGGTGCGAGCCAGAAGAGGCCGAGGAGTTTCTGAGGTTGTCCAGGGAGGATCACGAGTGATCGTCGGTCGCATGGCGCGCGAAACCGCAGGACTTCCCCGGGGGTATCGCGCGCGACGCGCGCGCCCGCACGATAGGTGATACAGTATGGCCAGGATAGGCGCCGACCCGACGGACCCGGAGCTCCTCGCCCTCGCTAACGAGTTCCTCTGCCAGGAGTGGTCGACCCTCCGGAAGATGTGCGAGATAAGCGCGCGCAAGTCACGCGGCCGGGACACGTGGGAGGAGGCCATGTCCGAGGTGGCCGTCCGCCTGCCGGGGTGGATGTGCGGCTGGGACCCGTCGCTCGGCCGCACGTTGAAGTCGTACACCATCAGCATGGCCCGGTGGTGGCTCTACAAGCAGTTCGTCTGGAAGCGGCGGGAGCGCGAGGCCGGCGTCCGGGAGGGGTCGACGAGCGGGGACGAGTCGATGGCCGACGCCGCCTCGAGGCGGTCGCACGCCTGGGCGTCGAGGGCCGCGGACGGCAGGCAGCGCGAGAGCGTGAGTGACGACAGCGCGGGACGGGAGGACGCCGACGAGGTACGATACGTACTGGGAGCGGTGAGCCAGGCGGACGCCGCGGTCCTCGAGTTGTACTTCCTCGGCGGCCTGACGTACACAGAAGTCGGTGAGGCACTCGGATGCACGCGCTCGATGGCGTTCAGACTGGTACACGACGCTCTCGAGGCCGCCCGGGAGTGCACGCGGACCCGCGGGTGAGGATGGAGGTGCACCTCAACGTCGGGAAGTACCACGCCAAGCCGGCGAAGGACGACCCGCGCAGGTGCGAGTGCAGGAAGAGGAGGCCGGGGCCGGACGGCGACAAGCGGTGTCAGAACTGGAAGAAGACCGGCCGCAAGTTCTGCGAGCACCACGACACGATGTACCACGGCCAGAGGGGCCAGACGGCCCTTGGGCCGGTCGACAAGACGAATCGATCGCGGCAGAGGATGGTCGGGAGGTTGCCCAAGGTGTACAGCGAGCATCTGAGCAAGTCGCTGGCCGAGCGGGTCGACGGGGCCCGCTCCGTCGGGCTCGACCTCGGCGAGGAGCTCGCGCTCGTCCGCGTCTGCGCGCTCGACGCCGTGATGATGTACGACGCGGTCGAGATGGCCAGCAAGGTCGACGCCCGCGACGGGTCGCCGCTGCCGCTCGAGACGCAGCTCCAGTGCAGGGTGGCGGCCGGACAGATCGTGCGCGACGCCGCGGCGGAGGTCGCCTCCATGGCCGAGAAGGCCGCGAAGGTGGCCGAGTCCAGGCAGAACATGCTGAGCGGGACCGCGCTCGCCGCCGTGCTCGCCGACGTCATACACGCCGCGCACCGCACCTTCGGCGACGACCAGCCGGACAAGGTGCGCGAGTTCGCGCGGGCCATCCGGGACATACGCCCGCTCGGCGGGCACACGGGCACGACGATCACGCCGGACCAGGACGCGCTCGCCATGGACGCGACGGTGCCGGCCGGACCACCACAACCAACGGAGACCCAGTCATGAAGTTCAAGACGCTAGTCGCCCTCGCCGTCACGCTGTTCACCATCGCCGCCGTGCAGGCGGCGATGACGGTGACGCTCTACCAGCCAGACGCGTCGCTCGAGCGCATCAGCGCCGCGTTCGTGTCGGCGGCCGACGGCACGGTGTCGCAGGCGATAACGATCCGCGGCACGATCGTCCGCGTGGTCACCGACCCGGGCGCGACCGCGCCCACGACGCTATGGGACATCACGTGTCCGGACGCGAACGGCGTCGACCTGTTCGCGGCCCAGGGCGCGGACCGCTCGGCGACGGTCACCGAGCACTTCGTGCCTGGAGTGCCGTTCAAGGACGGCACCACGGCGGGTCTCGCACCGGTGGTCTACATGGGCACGGCGACGCTGACCATCACGAACGCCGGCAACGCCAAGAACGGCACGGTCATCGTCTACGTGCAGAAATCGACGAACTAAATCTGCGGCCGTCGAAGAGCTAGCTGAGCGTTGTTACGAGGCCCTCGGCTAGGCGTAGAAGGCGCATGACACAATAAAAGAGAAGTGCTATATTTTCTCCAACGACGCGACCAAGCTCCACAGCAACCCCAAAGCCACGACCGCGCTCTTCCTCGACTTCGACGGTCACATCGGCCCGGCGTATGGCGTCGGCCCGGTCGTGACGACGCCAGCGTTTGAAGTGCCCGCCGCTATCCCTGAGATCCATGCCGGAGTAGCCGCTTACTTCGCGCCGTTCAACCTGGACGTGACGACCGAGGAGCCGGCCGGCGGGCGCGTCGCGATCGTTCGTGTCGGCGGCAAGTGGTCCGATTGGTTTCCACAACGGAACGGCGGCACAAGCCTGCCAGGTGGCCTCGACGCCGGTCGAAACGTCGCCTACGTCTTCGCGGTTGACAGCCTGGGAAACAACACGCGGCACGTCCTGCGCTCGATCGTTCACGAGGCGGGGCATGTTTTTGGCTTGCTGCATCAAGAGCAATTCGGTGACGCGGCCTTCGCCCCGATCATGGGCGGTGGAAACCTGGAGGCGGCGAGAGTCGGCTGGGTGGTCGGAAATAACGAGTTGGGCGCGCCGCAGGACGACGTGGCGATCCTGACGGACACGCTGGGAGGACTCGCTCAGGCTGTGCCGCCCTCTCCACCTGTCCCACCGCCAGCAGCACCGGCCGTCTTTGGCGTCACGCTCGCGATCGTCGGTGATCCAACGAACGGACGGCCGTACAACATCGTCGCCACGGTCCCGCCCGGCACAGAATCGCTCGGCTGGAAGTTCAACGGCAACTACGCGGGAGTCACCAGGGGCGGCATCTGGGACTACGGCCACGGTTACGACGGCCGCCAGAAGCCGCTGATAACGTTCGGACTTGGGAAGCACACGATGGAATGTGGGGCGTCTGACAAGGATGGTAAGCCGCTCGCCACTGGTTCGATCACGTGGGTTGAGAGTGCGCCGCCGCCGGTTGTTGTACCGCCTACGTCGCAGGACAGCGCGGAAGTCGTGCTGGGCGGGGTTATCTACACGATCACGCGGAAGGGGAAGTGATGGCTGCATTCACGTCCAAAGCGAACGGAAATTGGTCGGCTGGCGGCCAAACGACCTGGAACGAATCTGGCGTTCCCGGCGACGGCGACACCGTAACCATCACGCATAACGTCACGGTAGATGTTGATACGACGATTGGAAGCGACAGCGGTGACGCGATCTTAGGCGGAGCAACCACCCCGACCCTCAAAGCGATCACGATTGCAGCTGGCAAGATATTGACGGTTAAGGGTGACATTCATTTCCCGACGAACTCGTATTTCGAGGTTGTCGTTAGTGCTGGTGCAACGCTGAGGATGTACCCGGCGAGCGGCGTGACGCTGGAACTAGACTTCGCCTATTTCGACAATCTCGTTTGCAACGGATCAATTGGGTCCAGGGCCACCGTCACCACGGACAAGGGCCGGGGCGGCAATAACTCCCTGATGACGAACGTGGTGGGCGACGGACTACACACAGCGACCTATACCGACTTCTCTCACTTCGGCACAACGACCGCATTCGGTCTGCGGTATATCGGGTTGACGTTCGCGCTGACGATTACCAACTGCACTTTCGACGGCTGTAACTTCGCGTTCGCGACTCACAGCAACGCTTACGATCAAAACATCACGATCCAAAATAACACGTTCGTCAACTCCCCGGCGGTCACGAACACCGGATTCTCGGCCTCGACGTGCGCGCAGTTTGCCTTTCATTCGGGGATTACCATGCCGGGTTCATCCACCTGGCTAATCGACACCAACGGCTTTGACGCAGACGTTGAAATTCTGCTGTTCTATTCCAAGTTGGCCTTCACGAATAACGTCTTGCGATACCCGTTCATGGGTGCCAGCTCGGCGTGGTCGTCGGATACGAAGTACAGCGGGAACATCATCTATTTCAACACTGACGAAGGCCCGACGTTCTACGGGCCGACGAAAGACTGCTTCATTTTCGCCACCGATACTAGCAACCAGCACTTCATGTCGGTCGTCAGCGGCGGCAATGTCACCGGCTGGGTGTATGACTGCGACGGTCCCTCCGCTGATGGCGATTGCATTTTCATTGCTGCTGGTAGCACCGTGAGCGTCACGGGATGCTTGGTGACAGGCGACGGAACCTCGGCCTCCGGCAAGCTGGTAAATGCTCTTGGCGGTGCGGGTGCGGGTGCGATCACCTGCAACCATAACACGATCTCTGGCACGCCAGAGGGCGGCATCATCCACACCGATGAGGCAGCGAGTAGCCACGCCGGACATATCGCAAGTTGCCAATCCAACTTGCTTTGGGCTCCCGGCGCTCACGCTTCCAACAACATCATCTACGCGGGCGGGTCTGGGACGCCTGCCGTCGATGCAGTGACGCTTGCCGACTACAACGCCATCGGCAACCCGAACATTGGCGACTGCTACTACAACACCAGCACGCTGCAAACAACCGTCGTCGGCTACGAAGGAATCAAGATCAGCCTGAACGACGATTACCCCAACGCTCAGGTTGGCGCGAACGACCTCACGATCACTGGCAATCCATTCGTCGATTCAACCCGCAACTGGATTGCCTGGGGAGTGGCAATCGGCGGCACTGCGGCTACGCATGAGGCTGCGTTCGCGTACATGGCGGCGAATCCGTCAGTTGCAACCGATGCGACCAACGGTGTAGTTCAGTGGGTGAAAAACGGGTTCAAGGTCACGGGCTCGCAGGGGTTGCTGATCAAGGACAACGGGCACGACTCGGTGACGCGCGGGGCGATGGCGTATGATGTGGCGGCAGCGGTCCCGCCCGGTGGCGTATCTCTGGCTGGCGGAATGCACGTTCTATCGGGAGGAATTGCCTAATGGAAGTCTTAGCCGGTTCAACCGACATCACGACCTATTTCAACTTGCGCTTAGCGGTAGACGGCACTTCCGCGACGGGGCTAACGATCAGTGAGTTGGATTTGCAATACGTGCGGTCTGGCGTTGTGCCTGTCGCGAAGGTTGACGCCGTGGCGCTTGCCGCGACAGACACCGCGCATACCGACAATCGGGCCATCGAAATTGACGCGATCGATCAGCCAGGACTGTATCGCGTTGACTGGCCAGATGCGGCTTTCGCTGCTGGCGTGCGTGAGGTGATCGTGACTGTTAAGCACACGACCTGCTTCATCGAACACTTGCGGGTGAATCTGACGCCGGTGCCGGCGAATGTCGAAACAATCAAATCAAATCCAGTAGTCAACGGCGGCACGATCACTTTCCCCAGCGGAGCAACTCTTGCCAGCACGACGAACATCACGGCGGGAACGATCGCTACGGTGACGAATCTCACGAACCTACCGACGATTCCCGCCAACTGGCTAACAGCGGCAGGGACAGCGGCCGATTTCACGACGGAGATTCAGGCAGGACTGGCAACCGCGGCATCCCTCGCGACTGCGCAAACCAGTATCGACGACCTGCCGACGAATGCGGAGTTAGCCACGGCGCTTGGAACCGCCGATGACGCCATTCTGGTTCAGGTGGCCTTGGTCAAGGCTAAGACGGACAACCTACCCAGTGACCCGGCCGACCAATCGCTGATAGTCGCCGCCACGGATGCCCTAGCAACGCTCATTGGTGGCGTGCCTACCAACGCTGAACTAGCAACGGCCCTGGGAACTGCTGATGACGCCGTGTTGGCCCAAGTCGCACTGGTCAAGGCCAAGACGGACTTGATCCCCGCCTCGCCGGCCAGCACGACCAACATCACGGCCGCCAGCGGCGTGGTGCTAGCGCCCACCGGCGTCGACCTGATCTTGGTCGAGAGCGGCATCACCGCCGGCGCTGGCCTCACCAACGACACCGGGGCGCAGCTCACCGGGATCAACCTGCGCCAGGCGTTGTCGCTCAAGGCGGCTGGTCTCACCGGCGTCCTCGCCGGGGCCGGGACGACCAACGTCACCATCAAGCCGACCGGCAAGCCAGCCGGCAACACGCGCATCAACGCGACGGTGACTCTGACTGGGAACCGGACCGCGCTCACACTCAAGGTGCCAGACTGATGTTCTACCATGGGTTCTTCTCGGTCAACTACTTCCCCGACAACTACTTTCCCGGCGGCAGCGGCGGCTCGTCAGGCGACGTCGATTCCGCGTGCTTCACCGTCGCCCTGGAGCACGCGACGTTCACTTTGAAACTCCTGGACTGCTGCTAGGTACGATAAGTCAATATGTCAGCCCCGGGTTATTTCGTTATAGGCGACTCGCTGCCGTTCAGGGCGGAGGAGGCCGTCTCGGCCCGCACGGGCGACCCGCTACTCGCAGCGACGGCGACGTACTCCATGCTCGACGCGCAGTCGAGGGCCGAGGTCGCTGCCGGCGACATGGTCCTATACGACCAGATACTGATGAGCTTCGAGGCGGAGATACTGCCCGAGGACTTGGAGTTGTACGACGCGACGACTAACCCCAATGGCGTGGTGCCCAACAGAGAGTACCTGCTGAAAGCCACCGTCGACGACGGCGGGATCAAGACCAGTCGCGCGTTGCGACTGGTCGCCTTGCTCGACCCACCAGCCAACAGATGAGGGACACACAGATGTGGCTACTAGCACAGACGCCGGCACCAGCACCGGGCTTCGACCTCAGCTCGCTGTTGAGCAACCCGACTCTGCTCATCATCCTCGCGGTCGGATTCTTCCTGTTCAAGGACAAGATATTCCCGCCCAAGGTGCCACCGGTCTACCAGCCGCCGTTGCCGCTGCCGGTCCCATTGCCGACTGACCCTGCCACGCCTGCTCCGCCACAGCCGCGCCCGATCATCGACCTGGTCAACACCATCCTGCCGACGCTCCTGCCGATGCTCACCCCGCTCATCCAACAGCTCATCGAGAGTCTGGTCAAACGGCAGATGCAGGCCGAGCGCGACACCATGATGCGTGAGCTCGGTGCGACGGTAGCTATGATGCGGCAGGGAGACTCCGCCACGTCGTTGCCTCACGCGACCGGCCTGCCGCCACGCGCCGTATAGGTCTCGATCACGAACGAGTGTAAGGGACCACGCGTGCAGAACCTCACCATCACCCAGCGGCTGTTCATCCTGGCCGCTCTGTACTTCCTGCTCAGCGGCGGGTCGATCCCCGGCATCCCTGGGGGCGGCACGGTCAAGGCGGTCACATACGTCCATGACCGCGAGACGCCGGTGCCGAGTGGCGTTCGCGCGTTCCTCAATGAACTCAACCATCGCACGCCGCCGATCATGGCGACTGTTTACGAGGTGGAGACGACGACGCCCGCCCAGTACGTCGTCGCCCATGAAGCGGCCAAGTCCGTCGGCCTACCCGCGATCGTTTCGACCGACGGCAAGAAAGCGTTGAAGACAGTCAAAGCCCCGCAGACCAAAGAGGAAGCACAGCGATGCTTACCATAAATACGCTCTCTTGGCAGAACGTCGACGCCCCCGGCAAGGTGCTCCTCGTCCAGGTCAACGGCCGGCTGTACGCGCTGACCGACCGGCTCAACCAGCCCAACACGTCGCGGGTCGACGTGGTCGTCTACCAGGCGCGGGAGTTCATGGGCCTGCCGTGTGCGCCTCCGGGCGTGATCGACCAGGCGACGGGCCAGCGCGACAAGATCGCGATCGGCGAGGGCGACGGTCGCCGCGCGTCGGTCAGGGCCGCCATAGAGAAGTACCTGACTGACAACGGCGCGAAGCCGGTGTGCCAGTCGCACCTCGACCCACTCACGGACGCGGCCTTCGCCGCGATGCAGGCATGATCGACTCGCATGCACACGTGGACAAGCGGCTCGTCGACGCGCCGCTGCCGGCCCAGGTCGACGGCCACTCCGGCTACCCGGCCGACAAGGCGCGCGAGGACACGCCGGAGGCGCTGCGATTCGCGGCCGGCAACACCGTGCGCGAGTTTCCCAAGGCGTACTGGATCGAGCCCAAGGACTGGGCCGCCAAGGCCAAGGAGAACGACGAGAACCACACGTGGCCGATCAACTACATCGACCGCTTCACCAACCAGTCGCCGACGCACGAGTGCACGTGCCACTCCCTGCGCGCGAACATGGAGGCGGCCCGCAACCGGCAGCGCGGCATCTTCTACCCTGAGGGGCCGAAGAAAGCGTATCGCTACCCCGACTCGGCTCGCGGCTCGGTGTGGCTGTCGCCCATGTCCGTGTACGCGGAGGCCAACCCAGGCCAGTGGGGTGGTGCCGGCATCGTCCAGGTCCTCGAGATCGCGGTGCGCCGCGGGATGCTGCCCGAGAAAACGCAGCCGCGCGAGTACGGGTTCAAGCACGCGCTGGCCGGCACGACCGGCGAGGGCGGACTCAACCAGTCCACCGGCAAGTGGACGAAGGTGTCCGACTTCCCGGCCGGGTGGGAGGAGACGGGCGGCCTGTTCAAGCCGGAGGAGGTCGTGTTCGCCGAGACGCTGGAGCAGGCCGTGTGCCTCATCCTCCACGGTGTCGTGTACAGCGTGGGCCGCTCCGGCCACGCCGTCCCGTGGGCGCAGTTCAACGTGACGGACAGGGTCTTCCCCTACGTGGACTCCTACGACGTGGTGCGGTACGACTCGTGGAACACCGCGCGCTCCGCCTACCAGGGCGGATTCGGCGTGATGACGCTCAGGGCGCCGTCGGGGAACGCCACCTGGGAGAATCCGGCCGGGACAGCGATATGACCACGGTGAGATGGGCCTACCTCGCGGCGTGCCTCGCGTACTTCCTGTACGCCAACCGGCCCGTGCCCGCGCCGCAGCCCGGCCCGCCGCCGTCCGACGAGATACACCAGATACCTGACCCGCCGACTACAGCGGCCGAGCCTCTCACGCCAGAGCTCCAGGCTAGGGTCAAGTCAGTGGAGAAGACCGGCGGCCGCTACGACTACTGGACGAACGGCCGCGACACCTACAGGAAGTGGGTGCCGGACAGATGAGCCGCAAGACGATCAACGTGGCGGTCGAGCACGCGCTCGGGGCGGCGGAGGCGCTGAGGCGCCTCGGCAGCGGCGACGCGTCCCCGCACTTCACGCTGCGCAGGGTCGAGGCGAAGTTCGTCGTCGGCACGCCGGTCGGCGAGGTGAGCGGGCAGCTGACGGTGACCGACGTCGCCGTCAGGGTAGACACGAACGAGAACCCGCGCCTGGTCCAGCTGTTCGACTCCACGGTGGAGTCGCGGGTCCGGGACGCGATAGCGGAGAAACTCTCCAAGGAGTGAAGTCATGCGTAAGTTCATAGTTGGTTTGCTCGCAATCGCCTGCCTCTCGCTGGCCGTGCCACCAGTCGAGGCGCGCTGTGGCCTGCTGCGCGGGATCGCTAGTGGGGCTTGCAAGCTAGTCGGTCGAGAGCGCCGCCAGGCTCGTCGCGCCGAGGGCCGCGGTCTCGGTCGGTTCGCGGGCGGTGGCTACGGTGGCTGCGCCGACGGGTCGTGCGCGGCGCAGCAGTCGCCCCCGCCCGGCTATGAGCTCGTCCCCAAGTAATTCGACCCGCCCCTTGGGCGCGATCTCGCGGCGCCGCGATCGCAGAGAAGCTCGCGGCCCTCGCGCGCCACTGGCGTCAGTCCCCGGCCGAAGGGAATCGGCCGGGGTTTTCAGGAGAGAAGCCATCAAAAAGTTTCGAGGCCCTCTGCGTACTTCACGATCGAGCATACGAGGGACCATCGTTTCAACGACCTCGCGACGACGTGTCCTGTCATGCTTGGGACGAAGTTAAATGGAATGAGCTTGTCGAACTTGTCCACTATCGCGGCGGACGGATTTCATACGAGACGGAAAGTTCCTGCTGAGTCAAGCACATAGGTGAGGTGCCAAACCAATGACCCCAACCCAACCATTACTGCTCTGCACCGGCCGAGTCAGCAAGCCTGACGACAGTGGCGACGGCGGCGTCAGGGTCGTATCGCCACTCTGGAACGGTGAGATCGCATACACCGCTGGCGCGAACACGGCCCGCAGCGTGATCGACAGGGCCGAGGACGGACAGGAGATCGAGCTGTTCTATCGGTTCAAGCAAAAGCCGAGCACACAGAAGCGGGCCGGTAAGAAGCAGACGCACAAATGACGCTCCAAGAACAACTCGACTCCGCGTTCGCGGCTGTAGATGAAAGGATCGGCAGGGCCGAGGACGTTTACCGCAGCCGACGCGTTGATGCCGCGATGGATGTTCTCTCCAAACGCATCTCGGCGGTCGTGAATGCCTCCGAGTGCGTGAAGCCGGGCCACCTGGGTAGGCTGCTAGCGGAGTTGAACGGGGCCTCCGAACAAGTCGCGAGGGATAAGCGATGACGCTCGACGAACATGAAGACCTGGAGCTGGAAATCACCAGGTTGAAGTGGCAGGCGATTACGACGCTAGTCGCCAGCTTGACTCGTGGTGGGCTGCTACGCGGCGTCGGTCGCGTCATAGGCGTCGGCAGGCGCCAGGCTCGCCGCGCAGAGGGACGCGGGCTCGGCCGACTGGGCTGCTGCGCCGACGGCCAATGCGCGGCGCCACCCGCGGGTTATGAACTCGTCCCCAAGTAGGGATGGCCATCGCGGTTCATGGACAGGAGCGAATAGCCATGAGCGTTGAGCCAGAGGCCGCTACCGAGGCGACCGACGCCACAGCCGCCGCGAAAGCGGCGAAAGCTGCGGCGAATGTCTCGCTCCCAGCCGACACCACGGGGGAGCAAGATCGCAACACCGCCGGCCGCCGCGGCATAAACCTCATGTGGGAGTCGACGCAGGCGGTCATCGCGCTGGCCGTCATCTTCACCGGGATGGCGACGGCGTCCATCCTGGCGCTGCGGACCGACGCGAGCGACGCCAGCAAGTCGGTGGCCATCACGGCGTTCCTGCTCATAAGCAACACTGTGTTCCTCGTGATCGGGTTCTACTTCGGGCGGACCAACCACGAGCGCCAGGGCGGCGTGGTCAACGGTCAGGGGGGGTCGCGATGACGATGCTCACGCCGGCCTGGGCGCCACTCAGGTACCACCCGGACCAGGCCAGGCTGTGGAGGTCGACCGTGCGCTTCAAGGCCGTGGTCGCCGGCCGCGGCAGCGGCAAGACCGAGCTCAGTCGCCGCAAGGTGGTCCGGCACCTGCCGCTGGTCAAGCCGTGGGCGAGTCCGATGTACTTCTACGCGCTCCCGACGCGCGACCAGGCCAAGCGCGTGGCGTGGCCGGTGCTCAAAGCCCTGGTCCCGCCGTCGTGGCTGGCCCGCAACGGGATCAGCGAGAGCGAGCTCACCATCACGACCGTGTTCGGCAGCACGCTGCACCTCTTGGGCATGGACAAGCCGGCCCGCGCGGAGGGCGTCCAGTGGGACGGCGGGATAGTGGACGAGTGCTGCGACCAGCGCCCGGGCCTGTTCGACCTCACGCTGCGGCCGGCCCTGTCGCACAAGACAGGGTGGTGCGACCGCATCGGGGTGCCGAAGAGGGCCGGCCCCGGCGCGCAGGAGTTCAAGGCGTTCTTCGAGCGCGGGCTCAGCGGCTCCGACCCCGAGGTGGAATCGTACTCGTGGCCGTCGTCCGACATACTCACGGCGGCGGAGATAGAGTCGGCCAGGAGGCAGCTCGACGAGAAGGACTACAACGAGCAGTACTGCGCCTCGTGGGAGACTGTCGGCGGGGCCGTGTTCTACGCCTTCAGCGAGGTGCTCAACGTCGACTCGACGCTGGCCTACAGGAAGGACACCCCGCTGCTGGTCGGCTGCGACTTCAACGTGGACCCGATGGCGTGGGTGTTCTGCCAGGCGGCCGGTCGAGAGCTGCACGTCCTCGACGAGCTGTGGATGCGGAACACGAACACCGAGGCGGCGCTCGCGGAGGTCAAGCGCCGGTACGGCGACCACCCCGCCGGGCTGTTCTTCTTCGGGGACGCCACGGGGAAGGCGCGGAAGACGGCCGCGTCGACGAGCGACTACGTCCAGATCAGGAACTTCGTCGGGCTCGGGGCCGACAGGCGGGTGTTCTTCCCGGACGCCAACCCGGCGAGGCACGACCGGTTCGCCGCGTGCAACGCCATGTTCAAGAACGCGGCTGACGAGAGGAGGTGCCGGGTGCACCCGCGGTGCAGGAACCTCGTCAAGGACCTGCTCACCAGGGCCTACGAGCCTGGGACCAGCGAGCCGGACGACCACGGCGACGTGTCGCACGCCAGCGACGCTCTCGGGTACCTGGTCAACTGGCTGTACCCGCTGGCCGTCGCCGCGTCCGCGACCCCGCCGAACGTGCCGCTCCTGTGAGGGTACGATACTCTCGTGACCCTACCCGACAAGGACAGCCCCGCGTGGCCGATAGTCAGGGTGCTCGTCGTCGCGACGACGCTCCTGGCCATGCTGTCGCTCACCTACCACTCGGCCCTCGAGCTGAAGGACATGCGGACGCTGATCGCCGTCGGCGGGAGCCAGGTGTTGATAGAGTTGCTGAAGAGGATGCTAGTCTAACGAGGGGAGACCGACATGAAGTTCGTATCTTGGAACCGGGACAAGCTGACGCTGTGCGACGGCGACGACAGCAACGACCCGGAGCAGTGCACCGCGTACAAGGTCGACGTCAACCACGAGGTGCTTCGCGACGGCCTGCCGGCGCTATCGACAGACCTGCGGACGACCGACGACGTGACCGTGACGATGCGCGACCAGGGGGGCCACGAGGGCCTCGTCGCAAGGGTCGAGGCCACGTCCAACCCGGCGTAGGGCCGGACGGCGCAGATCAGATTACCCGGAGGGACAGCATGCGCGGCACCGCCCTGCTACTGACGCTGCTCGCGGCCGCGCAGTCGCCCGCCGTCGACGTGACCGTGACCCCGGCCAGCGTCGCGAGGGTCTCCGGGGCGGGGACCGGCGTCGACACGGTGATAACCAACGGCTTCGCCGGCGCGGCCATAGTCGCCGGGCAGTCAGTGTACCGCGACGCCAACGGCGTCTGGCTGCTCACCGACGCCAACCTCAGCGCCGCGGCTGGGGTGGCCAGGGGTATCGCGCTCAACTCCGCGCCGGCGGCCGGGCAGCCGGTGGCCGTCGCGACCGGGGGGACGATGAACCCCGGCTTCACCGCCACGGTGGGCAAGATATACGTCGCCAGCGCTACGGCCGGTGGCATAGCGCCGGTCGAGGACCTCGCATCCGGCTGGCGCACCGGCGTGCTGTGCGTCGGGCTCACCTCGACCAGCGTCGGGCTCGTCCTCTACTCCAGCGGAGTCGCTGTTCCCTAGCGATACGACCATGACCAAGCTCCCCGCGTTGCTGCCATCGCTGACCCCGGGCGGGAGGCCGCTCGCGCTCGCGTTCGACGAGTCCAAGCACCCACGCGGGGAGAGGGGGACGAAGAAGGGCGGCAAGTTCGTGAGCAAGGAGGGTGGCGACGAGGTCGAGTCAACGAGCTTAGGTACGGCCCGTGGACTCGGCGCTAACGCTGGGAATGCGAGACCCGGTACAGCTGCGTTCCATGCCAAGCACGCCAAAGCTGCCGCGTATTACGAGAGGTTGGCGGCAGACGTCCGCTCCGGCAAGACGAAGCCTAGCCTCAGTACCTTCCACAGGGTTGGCCCGGACGGCAAGACACAGATAGTGAAGCAGACGGTCGAGGACGTCGCGAAGGAGCACGACGGTGACGCGGGCTACCACAGGTCGATCGGTCACCCGAAACGCGCCGAGTATGAGAGCGCGTCGGCTGCGGCCAACCATGCGTCCGTGAGCGCGAAGACCAAGAAGGAGCATGACGCCGCGGCAGAGGCCCATTGGCGAGCGTCGAAGGCCGCCAAGGAGATAGGCGACGTGAGGGAGGTGGAGCGCCACCTCGAGCGGGGCGACGCCAGTTACCGCGCCGCCAGTGGCGAGAAGTCCAACGCCCTCCTCAGAGACGCCGACGAGCGGGCGGAGAAGCAGACGACTGTGAACCAGACCAAGGTCACGACTCGCGCACAGAACAAGGAGGCACTGCAGGCTCGCGCCTACGATAAGATGAACGAGCGACGCGCGAAGGAGAACTTGCCGGCGATCGAGAAGCCCAACGCCCTCCACCGCGACGCCGACGAGCGGGCGGACGGCAAGTTCGGCTACACGTCGGTCGAGGAGGGCAGGAAGCACCTCGACTCGCAGCACGACAATGGTGACATAGATACGAAGACCTATATGAAGCGGCTCGCCTATCTCGAGAAGCAGCGCAAGCTGAACAAGTGACCGCCACCTCCGTCATCACCGTCGACCAGGAGGGGCTGCAGGTCGGGTACGTCCGGCAGCTGGCCCCCCGGGACTCGCGCTCGGCCATGCCGGCCGGCGAGGATGGCTCGCGCACGCAGCCGCAGGTGCACCAGTCCCCGTCCCCGGCCGACGGCGACTTGCCGAAGCCGGCGCAGCTCGGCGACGCGTTCTACCACAAGGCCCGCGAGATACGCCGCGACCCGACCGTCCGCCTGGTGCGCGAGCTGTCGATGGCCCCGATCCTCACGGCTGAGTGGGAGTTCGAGACGCGGCCCGACGCCCCGCGGGGCGCGCAGGAGCTGGTCCAGGAGCTCATGACAGAGATGCGGCTTCCGCTCCTGCGGTCGTCCCTCTGCGGCCAGTGCGACTACGGCTGGCAGCCGTACGAGGTGGTGGCCGACCAGCGGTCGGACGGCGTGTCCGCCCCCAGGCTCAAGCCGCTCCTGCAGGACCTGACGGCCGTCCTGGTCAACGCCGCCGACGGGTCGTTCTTCGGCCTGCGCCAGGACCCCAGCGTCGGGTTCGGCGCGACGTGGGTCTACCTGCTGTCGCGTGACGATGAGTGCTTCGTCGTGAGCCAGGACGTCGAGGGGACCTGCTGGTACGGCGAGCCTACGCTCAAGTCGCTCGAGAGGACGTACGACGAGGCGGAGATAATCAACAAGTCCGCGCGCAAGTATGACTCCAAGATCGCCGGCACGCACTGGGTCATCTACTACCCGCTCGGCGTGTCGACAATGGGCGGCGAGTCGCTCGACAACGGCGAGGTCGCCCGGCGGCTCCTCCAGCGGGCCGAGGCGGTCGGCGGGATGGTGGTCCCGCGGTCGGTGGTCAACTCGCTCGACACGCTCAATGCGGCCATGGCCTCCAGCGAGGCGTCGCAGTGGAAGATCGAGCTGCTGACCGACAGCGGCAAGGGGCAGGCCCCGTTCACCGAGCGCTTGAAGTACCTGGACGTGCTCAAGGTCCGGGCCTTCGGGTTCCCGGAGCGGGCGATCCTCGAGGGCCAGTTCGGGACCAAGGCGGAGGCCGAGTCGCACGGCGACATAGCGGTGGCCAACCAGGAGGTCAAGCACGCGCTGCTCTGCGGCGCGTACAACCGCAAGGTGGTAGACCCGATCCTCCGGTGGAACTACGGGCCCGGGACCGAGGGCAGCGTCCGCATCAAGCCGGCCCCGCTGACCGACAAGAAGCGAGGGTTCTTCGAGCAGCTATACCTCGCGCTGATCGCCAACCCGCAGTCGTTCATGACGGAGATGAGCGCGCTGGACACCGCCCAGATGCGCGACCGCCTCGGCCTGCCGGAGCTCGAGTACGACCCGATGGCCGTCGACCCGATGCAGGGGATGGTCGACCCGGTGACCGGGATGCTGACGGGACCGCAGGAGCCGTCGCCGGCCGAGCCGCTCGGGTGGGGGATGGCGTTCGACGAGAGCCAGCATCCCCGCGACCCAGGTGGTGAGGGTGGTGGGCAGTTTGTCGAGAAAGGCGCGAGTTACAGCGGTGAGTGGGTGATGATAAAGGGGCTGCAAGTACCGACTTCTGGGTATGAGATAGGCGAGGGTGGCTTTCACAGGACGGAGTACGTTCACCCAAGCGCCGGATATAAGGTAGTAGTTAGGAAGGAAACGACATACAAGAAGAGCGGCGGACGGTTACGTGATCCAAGTGGCACCAGGAATACAGCACACGTCGAGATTCAGGGTCCTGATGTATCCAAGCAACGTGAGCATGCGGTCTCGTATGTGGTGCGTGGCGAGAGTTGGGAAGACAAGAAGAAGATGGAAGACAAGCTGGCAAAGTACCTTAAGAAGAACTTCGGCATAGACGAAAACACTCCGAGAAAAGCGTCAGCTCAACTATCTCTCCGCGGCGACCTCGACCGCGCGGCCGACGGCACTGACGTCGACCCGACCGACAAGCAGCGAGAGGCCGGGAACTACCGCAAGGGCAAGGTGCGCGTGCACGGGGTGACGGTCGCGATCGAGACACCCAAGGGCGAGCGGCGCAAGCCTGAGTGGCCAAGGCTGCCAGCCCACTACGGGTACATCCGCCGGACCGAGGGCAGCGACGGCGACCACGTCGACGTGTTCGTCGGCGGACGGCCGGGGTCCGGCCGCGTGTTCGTCGTGGACCAGGCGGACAAGTCCGGGGAGTTCGACGAGCACAAGGTGATGCTCGGCTTCAAGAGCGAGAAGCGGGCCGTCAGAGCCTACAGCGACGCGTACGGCGGTCGCGAGCCCGGGGCGGTGACCGAGCTGACGGTCAAGGAGTTCCGGCGGTGGCTCGAGCGCGGGGACACGACCAAGCCGCTGGCGATGGGGAGGGCGTGATGCCGTACAGCGCTAAGACCGACGTCGAGCTCGCCTTCGGGGCCACCAACGTCCGCAAGTGGGCGGACCTCGAGAACACCGGCCTGGAGGCCAACGTGCTCGCGCGCATCGAGTGGGCCATAGCGAACGCCGACGCAGAGCTCGACGCCAGGCTTGCCGGCTCGCGCTACCAGTTCCCGCTCGCCGACCCGCCGGCGGAGGGGTCGTATCCCGCCATCCTCGTGCGCATGTCCGCCTACAAGGCCGGGGTGCTGCTGTACGAGTCGCGCGGCGTGACAGACCGCGGCGAGCGCGGCGAGGCGCAGCACGCGTTGACCTGGCACCGCAAGCAGTTCGAGGAGTTCGTCCGGGACGTGTGGGCAAAGAGGGTCGACCTGCTCGGCGTGACGCTGAAGGACGGCGCGGTGGTTGACATAGACGAGGGGCCGACCAACGTGACGTTCGACGACCCGGCCGACGTGGCCTCGCCCGTCTGGGCCGAGTCGACGGCATTCACGACGGAGGGTCCTTCGTCATGACTGGAGGATAAAACTATGTTCCAAGACAGTGATCGCGAACTGCTGCAGCACGTCCACGAGTTGCTGCACCAGCCGAAGCAACCCAGCTCTGAGCCAGCCGTGCTAGCGTTAGCGCTGCGGCTAGGAGCGCTAGAAGGAAAGGTGAACGCTATGCACGAAGAGTTCAAGGCGGGGTTCGAGCGCCTCGAGAAGGCCACCACGGCCGTCGGCGAGCGGCTCGACGAACTGGCCAAGGAGCTGGAGGGCGGCGTCACGGCGGAGGAGGCCGTGCCGCTCATGGCCCAGCTCACCAGTCTCGGCGACAAGCTCGAGGCTATGGGGAAGAAGCCGGCTGACCCGGACCCAGTGCCCCTGCCGCCGCCGGTCTAGGCATACTGTCGTCCCTAATCTCGTGGGGGCGGCGGTTTCGGCCGCCGCCCCCTTTTTGCGTATATCATGTTGCTGCTGCCGCGACTGCTGCCGTCACACACGTCAGGCGGGCGACCGCTCGCGCTCGCGTTCGACCCGTCCGAGCCTGCGTACGTGCACGAGGAGAGCGGCGAGGTGACCAAGCGCGTCTACGCCAAGGCGCTCGAGGCCAAGAACCACGTGGTGCTGGACGGCACGGGCGACAACAGTCTGGAGTCGCTCAAGAAGAAGCTGGACCAGGCGAGGGCGACCGGCCCTGGGACACGACGGACGGCGGGCTGCCGGTTCACGTCATGTCGGCGACGGGCAAGGAGATGCGGGTGCACGACGGCGAGCGGTGGAGGAAGTTCCTGAAGAAGGGGGAGCCGTGACGCACGAGGACAGGACCAGGATACAGGTCGAGGTCATGACCGGGCAAGCCGCCGGAGAAGGGCGAGCCAGCCGAGGTGCGCGCCTACCGCCTGGAGATGATGGCAGAGCTGCGCGAGGCGAAGGAACGCGGCGACACCTTGGACATGCCAGACACGGAGTGGGATTGACATGATCGGCGAAGTCATCCACCAGGCCGTCTTGGCCGACGAGGACCTCGAGCGGGTGACCGTCGCCGGTCTGGGCGCGTCCCAGGCGTGCCTCGCCCGCGTCCGGTCGGGGTTCGCGCGCGTGCTCGCGTCCCGCGGGGCGTTCAGGTTCTCGGCGAGCGGCGAGTTGCTGAACCACCTGCTGCCGGTCATGACCCGGACGATGGCCGTCGCCCACCTCATGGGCGAGCGGCGCAGCGGGATCATGGAGGGCGTCGGCCTCGACCGCTTCAGCGAGGTCATGCGCGACGTCCGCGCGGCCGGCCTCGGCGAGGAGCTGACCAGGCTCCAGCGGGGGTACGCGCACCGGCTGTACGACTCGATGCGGCACCTCGGGGCGAGCGTAGACGCCACGACCCGCGCTACGATCGCGTCGCTGATAGCCCAGGGCGAGCCGCCCGGCCGCGGGGTGAAGATACTCATGGCCACGCTCGACAAGCTCGGCGTCGGTGGGCAGTCGCAGAGCAAGCTCGAGACGATATACCGGACGGAGACGAGCGTCGCGTACCACGCCGGCAGGTGGCAGGCCGACCAGCGCGACCCGACCGTCTGGGGCTACCGGTACGTGACGATGCGGGACGACCGCGTCCGGCCGGAGCACGCGGCCCTCGACGGGACGACACTTCCTCGCAACGCTTTGTTCTGGAAGAAATACTGGCCTCCGTGTGCGTGGAACTGCCGCTGTCAGGTCGTGACGCTACGCAAGAAGGCCAAGGAGCGGCTACCAGCGAAAATTGACGGGAAGGTGCCGCTTCCTGACCCAGGCTTCAGGAAGAACTTCGGCGAGACGGTCGGGCCTGTGGTCGAGTTCGCGTTCAACCCCGCCCAGCCGAGAGTCCAGAAGGGCACAGTTGGTGGTGGACGGTGGGTCAAGGAGGAATCGCTCGCGTCGTCCGTATTTGAGAAAGACAGGGAGTCTAAGAAGTGGTTCGTGAGGGTCAGCCAGGCGGAGCGCGACGCCTTGCGTGAGTGGTTCAGCGGGAACTGGAAGCGACTCCGCGAGACGGATACGGCCGGGAAGAAGAGCAAAACGCTGATCAATCTCGTCTCGGCCTGTGCCTCTGCGCCACAGTACTCAGGCCTCGCCTACCGCGGGCTAAGGCTGACTGGACCCGAGGTAGAGAAACTTATCGCCGCTAAGTCCCTGGAGATAGCGGGTGTCTCGTCGTTTACCACGAGCGAGAAGGCCGGCGCGAAGTTCGCCAAGTTCATGCCTAGGAAGGGTGAGGTGCCAGTACTGCTCAAAGCTATGGTGAAGGACGGTCGCGACATTTCCGCAGCCACATATCGCAATGAGAGCGAGATAATAGTGCGCAGGGAGAAGTTCAAAGTCAAGGCGATCAAGGAAGTTATGTTCGGAAAGTTGAAGGGATATGAGATCGACCTTAGCTAGACGACTGACGCAGCGCGGACTGTCCGGCATAGCCATTGACCCGGCCGTGGTCAGCGGCGACGATAAATGGGCCATCGCCCTCGAGTTCAACCCCACCCAGTCGCGCGTCGACGCCGGCCGCGCCGGCGGCGGGCAGTGGACCAAGGACACGTCCAGCCTCGAGTTCGTCGAGGAGCTCGGCGGCACGACGGGCGCCAAGCTGTACCGCGACCCGAAGACCGGCGAGAAGTACGTCCTGAAGACGGGCAAGAGCGAGGAGCACGCCATGAGCGAGCTCCAGGCCAACAAGCTGTACGAGGCGCTCGGCGTGCCGGTGCCGAAGAGTCGGATGGTCCTGCACGGCGGCAAGAAGGCCCTGCTCAACCGCTGGATCGACGGGAAGCCGTGGGCCAAGTTGACGCAGGCCGAGCAGGAGGCCATGAGGGGCCAGGTACGAGCTAACTTCGCGGCCGACGCGCTGCTCGGGAACTGGGACGTCACAGGACAGGACATGGACAACCTCCTGTTCAAGGACGGCGTGGCTTACCGGATAGACAACGGCGGTGCGCTGGCGTTCCGGGCGCAGGGAGGGCCGAAGGGCGCGAAGTGGGACTCGGCCGTCAACGAGCTGTCCAGCATGAGAAAGCTTCAGCCAGCAGCGCAGGCGTTCGGAGACCTCACAGACGTGAAAGTCAAGATGCAGGTCCTCGGGCTCAACAACAAGTTGGCTGGCCTCTCTTCGTTGCCGCTCGGGACTGACAAAGTGCTGCACGCCAGGATCAACGCGCTGAAGGACTTCGAGAATGGTGAGAAGGCGTGGCCGTGGGATAAACCGTTCACTACGACAGCTGCAGCTGTAGTCACGGTTTCGGAGCCATCGAAGCAAGTCAGCAGCGGTGGCTTGACGCACGCGTCCTTCAAGTCGCAGGTCGCCGAGCTAAAGTCCAAACTCGGCCCGGGTTGGACTGAGACCAACCTGCACCAGGCCGCCATCCTCAACCAGCCGGGTGAGTCGAAGGTTCACGTGTCGTGGTACTGGAGCGACGAGCACAAGGAGCAGGTGAAGGCGCTCTACCCCGGGAAGCCGGTCAAGGTGGTAGAGCCGAGCAAGGTCATCAAGGCCAAGTACGGAATGACGACGAAGGAGGTGGCGCAGAAGCTGAAGGACCCGTCGTTCGGGCTGGTCAAGCCGGGGGACGGGCCGAAGGTGCCCAAGCCGGCCTTCGGGCACCAGACGCCGCCAAAGAAGACGTACGACCCGCCGACCGGCAAGGTCGACGCCCACGGCTTCCACGTGGTCGCTGACGGCGGGACGATACCGCACGAGTCGGAGGAGGGCAACTGGGCGAAGATAAGCGACGACGCGCAGATGCTGCACAGCAAGCTGACGCCGTCCGAGCTGGACTCGGTTCACGCGTGGAAAGGCTCGCCGTCAGACATACGCGCCTCGCAGCTGCACGGGCAGGTAGACCTCGCGGACGAGGGGCACGGCGGGCTGAAGATGAAGTACGGGTACATCCTGAAAGACCCTGCGCTCAAGGCTCACCACGCTGATAAGATGATGGCGTTCGAGTCCGCTTGCGCCAAGGCGCCGAGGTACGACGGCGTGCTGTTCCGCGGCGTGGCGCACGTGCAGCCCGGGTCAGCCTACCACGCGGCGCTCACGACGCCCGGGACCGAGGTAGAGCTGCTCGCGTCGGCCGGCGGGTCGAGGTCACCGGCCATCTCGCAGTCCGGGTTCTCCGGCGGGCATACGATGCTCCGGGTGCGGACGTCTGACGCCAGGGCCATCGAGAAGGTCGGCTCGCACACGGTCGAGCGGGAGGCCATCCTGGTCAAGGGGTCGACGTTCCGCGTGCTCCGCTGGGCCAAGGACGTGCTTGTAGCAGGCCACGGCAAGATAAAGTCACTGATCGACCTCGAGGAGATAGCGTCGACGCCGACCGCCAAGAAGATGGTGCTCAGCCAGCAGTGGGAGAGCTGGCGCGGGCTAGAACTGTCGCGAGATGATCGCGACGGTCGCTTCGTCGAGGACGACCCGGGCCGCTTCATGGCGGTGAGGCTGCCGCTCGACTCGCTATTCGGGCTCGACGGCGGGACGGAGTAAGTCACCAGAACACACTTCGTGTACCGGGGTACGATAGTCGCGTGCGGGGAGGCGCGGGGAGATGGCGAAGAAGAAGTTGAAGAAGTTACCGGCGATGATACTCTCGCTCTCTGCGGGCGACAGCGACTCGGCCCCGACCTTCGACCCGCTCACGTTCTGGAAGGAGGCGGCCCACGCCGGGACCTTCCACAAGGGCTACCAGCGCATAGAGATAACGCCGCGACACCTCTCCCACTGGGAGCGGTCGTATCGCGAGATGCGGCAGCTAGGGCTCAGCGTCCCGGTGCCGGTCGAGCACACGCGGGACCCGGAGCGCCGTCGCGGCGAGGTGGTAGACATGGCCCTGAGGACGAACAGCCGCGGGCTGCCGGCGCTGTACGCGAAGGTCAAGTTCCGCGACGCGGAGGCCGCCAAGCTCAGCGGGTCGGGCGTCAGCGTCTACGTCCCGCGCGAGGTGCAGACCGGTGCTGGCCGCACGTTCAAGTCTCCGGTCGAGCATCTCGCCATCACCGACTACCCGGTCATCCCGGACCTCGAGCCGTTCAGCCAGGCCCTCAGTCTGAGCTTCGCGGACGAGGACGTCTCGCTGGAGTTCCCACCGTCCAAGGACGAGGGGAGCGGCAAGCCGCCGACCACCGGCCAGCCGCCCCAGCAGGGCGGCCAGCCCGAGGTGACGCTCCAGTCCATCGCCCAGGCCCTGGGGATACCTCCCGGGACGACCGACGAGAAGCAGCTACTCGCCGCGATCATGCAGGCCGTCACGGCAATGCGCGCCCAGCAGAGACCGATGACGCCGCAACAGCCGCAGATGATGCCGCAGCGACCGCCGATGCCGCCGGCCTACGGCGCGCGGCCACCGATGGCGATGGCGCTGGCGCAGATACCACAGGAGGCCCTCATGGCCATGTCGAAGAAGCAGTTCAAGAAGCTGTCCAAGGAGTTGTCCCGGGTGCCAACCAGGGACGACAGCGGGCGCGACCTGACCGACGACACTGACCTCGACGACGCCGGTCTCGGCGGTCTCGGCGACCGCCCGGTCGCGCTCAGCGGCACGGTGCTCGGCGCGGTCAAGACCGGGCGGAAGACCGTCGTCGACGGGCTCTTCGCGCGCGGGCTGGTGACGGCGCACGCCCGCAAGCAGCTCGAGGCGGACTACGTCGACGGGCAGGGGGTCGCGTTCAGCCACCAGTACGACGACGGCTTCGACCGAGTGGTCAAGCTGCTCGAGGGCAACGGTCGCGTGCTGAACGCCGGCAAGACCGGCCCGCAGGGCGGGGTAGCCCTCAGCAAGGGCGGGCCAGAGGAGTCGAACCCGCTGCTGGCGGACGCCGAGAGGCGCGCGGCCGGCGAGAGCAACCTGTAACTGACACCATCAACACATAACAACACCACATAACGAAGAGGGCCCGAGATGGCACGCTCCACGACCAAGACCTCCGGGAAAGTCCTCGGCGACCTGATCCGCGCCGCGTACCACCAGGGCTACTGCTACGTCAGCGGCAAGCTGGTGAACCCGTCCGCGACGGCCCTGGCCGGCGTCAGCGTGCTCGGCCAGCCGGTCAAGGCGAGCGGCGCGAACTACGTGCTCGTGCTGGCGACGGACGAGGCCAACGCCATCGGCATCGTCGCGCACGACAAGCCGATCAACCTCGCGCTGTCCGGCACGAGCGACGACCTGTACCTGATCCTCCGGCGCGGCCCCGCGCTGATCGACTACGACGCGCTGCCGCTCAAGGACACCGCGGCCGGCGGCGGCGACGCCGGCACGGCCTTCACGATCGCGACCCTGGTCACCGCCCTGGCGGCGCTCAGCCCGCCGATCATCGCGCTGCGCGAGCTGACCCCGACGAAGACCCAGACGTCCTAGGCCCCTCCGGCCGGGCTCACAACCAACTGAAGGAAAATCCGAGATGCTCGACGTCTTCAAGACCGACGCCTACGGGCTGGTCTCCCTGACCAAGGCCCTGGACAAGCTGCCGTACGCCCCGAGCCTGCTCGGCGAGATGGGGCTCTTCACCGAGAAGGGCATCACCACCACGACGGTGGTCATCGAGGAGCGGCACGGCAAGCTGTCCCTCGTCCAGTCCGCGGCGAGGGGCTCCATGCCGCGCGTGCAGTCGACCAGGCCTAGGAAGACCAGGGCGTTCCCGGTGAACTACCTGCCGGAGAACGATACGGTCATGGCCGACGAGGTCCAGGGCGTGCGGAAGTTCGGCAGCGAGGACGAGACCGAGGGCGTCGCCACGGTCGTCAACGACAAGCTCACCCGCCTCAAGCAGAACATGGACGCCACGCACGAGTGGCACCGCGTCGGCGCGGTCATGGGCGTCACCTACGACGCGGACGGCACCACGCAGCTCTTCGACTGGTACGACGAGTTCGGCCTGACGCAGGTCAACGTCGACTTCGACTTCTCGGCCGGCACCCTCAACGTGCTCAACATGGCCTCGAGCGTCCAGCGCATAATCGAGGACGCGCTCGGGGCCGGGACGTACAAGGGGATCGTGGCCATCTGCGGCAACGCGTTCTTCGAGAGCCTCATCGCCCACGCGTCGGTCAAGGAGGCGTTCAAGGTCTGGCAGACCGGCAACGGCAACAAGTCGGAGGTGTTCTCTATGATGGACACCGCCACGAAGCGCAAGGGCTTCGAGTTCGGAGGCGTCACCTGGGTGAACTACCGCGGCTACATCGGCACGACGCCGTTCATCCCGACCGACGAGTGCCGCTTCGTCCCGGTTGGCGTGCCGGACCTGTTCATGACCAACTACGCCCCGGCGCCGTTCATCGAGACGGTCAACACCGTCGGCAAGAAGTGGTACGCCAAGCAGCGGGTGATGGACTTCGACGTCGGAGTCGAGATGCACGTCTGCTCCTGCCCGCTGAGCCTGTGCACGCGGCCGGGCGTCATCGTCAAGGGCACCAAGACCGGCGCGGTGGCCGGCCTGTACGTCATGCCGGCCGGCCCGCTGGCCTAGGCCAGACCGGAGCCACAGTTGCCGAAGTTCCTGACGACCACCGTCAACGTCAACCTCAGCGGGTTGCGCAAGTTTCGCGACACGCTGGAGGGGGACCTCCGGCTGTCGTCCAACGGGCCCATCAGGAAGGCCCTCCAGGACTGGGGCGTAATCTACGGCAGGTTCCTCATCCGGCGGTACTTCGTCTTCTCCATGGGCGGCGGGAACTGGCCGAAGCTCAAGCCGGCCACCCTGGAGCGCAAGAAGAAGGCTGGCCTCCTGCCGTGGATACTGCGGGCCACCGACCAGATGTTCCAGTCGTTCGCGCCCGAGTTCGCCGCCAAGCCCGGCGGGCTCACGACCCAGGTGCCGTTCGGGGTCCGCGTCGGCTTCGGCGGCGGGATGCGCTGGCCGCACTCCACGGCCGACATGCCGATCGCAGAGCTCGCCGCGATCCACCAGAAGAGGCGCAAGATCATCGTCCCGCCGGACACGGCCACGCGCAAGCTGATGCGCGACCGGATGGACCTCGCCGTCAGGGAGGCCCTAAAGGGATGAACCCGTTCACGATGGTCTTCAGCGAGCTGTGGCAGATGCTCCTCGAGCACCCGCAGTTCGTCCGCGACGTCAGGGAGGGCAACCGCATCCGGTTCGACAAGACCGGCAACCGCGACCCGCTGAAGGACCACGTCCAGGCGGCCGACGTCCCGGAGGTATGCCTCGTCGCGAGCACCGGCTCGGCCAACCTGATGGGCACCAGCTCGTCGTCGTCGTGCGTCCGGCAGTACTCGTTCCTGGTCTCGACCGGCGACTACCGGTACACCGAGTACCTCGGGGTCGTCGAGTGGTACATCTTCTGCGCGCTGACCGGCTGGAAGGGCAGGCTGGCGGCGCTGAAGTGGAAGGACCAGAACTTCGTCAAGCGGCTGAACGTCGTGAGCACGATGGCAGGCATGAGCGACCCCGAGCGCAACCGGAACATAGCCGGCTGGAGCGCGGTGTGGACGATCGAGGTCGAGATGCACTTCAACACCAGCGGGCTGCAGGGCGAGCTTCGCTGCGCTGGCGACACGGAGAACTAGCATGACCATTCACGGTGGGAAATTCGCCCGGATAGACGACATCAGCACGGCCCGCCTCTGGTCCGTGATGGAGCAGGCGGCCCAGCCGAAGGCGGTGGCGAGCAACACCGCGCTCGGTACTGCGCGGAAGCGCGGCGTGCACTCGTGGAGCGGGTCCTACCAGGCTTATGGCGCGACCCCGGCCAAGATGCCCGGGTCTGTCTTCAACTTCGAGGGGTACGGCTCGCCGGTCAACGACGTGTCTGGTGCCGGCCTGCGCTACCTCGGCAGCGCCATGGTGAGTCAGGTCGTGATCAACTGGGACTGGCGCACCGGCGCTATCATCGGCCACACGGTGACGTTCGCCGGCCACCTCGAGCTCACCAAGGTGAGCGGCGCGGACCCTGGCGACGCGACGGACCCCGACTTGCCGGAGACTACCGGTACCAAGATACAGTGGGCTGACAGCAGTCTCGTGACGCCGGTGTACGCCGACCTGCCGAACGTCACCAACGCGTCGCTGACGATCAAGGCGGCTGTCGAGGCCTACGTCAACAGCAGCACGTACGTGAACGGCAGGGCGTGGACCGGCCAGATAAGCGGGCCGGTCGACTGGTCGGTGGCCATCGGCCAGCAGGACGAGGAGCGGTTGACAGGCGTCTTCGACATCGACAGCATCATCGAGCTCAAGCTGTTCACGACGTCCGCGTTGTTCTGGCAGCTCAAGTACGGCATAGTCAGGGACTTCACCGGCATCACGGCCAACAGGGAGACCGGCGCGATAATGGGCCGCACGATCAACGTAGACATGAACTGCTTCTACGACGGGGAGCTCGGCGCGGTCACGAGACCTGACACGACTAACTGGTGGCCATTCGCATGACGACCGAGTTCGACCTAGGGGGCAAGCGGTTCAAGATGCGCGAGCTCACCGATGAGGAGCTAGAGCGCCTCGACGAGTGGGTCGCCTCTCGCTTCGTCCGTGTAGCACGAGAGAGCTTGTCTGACGATCAAGTTGGCACTGAGGCATGGGACAAGACGATCGTCGCAGCGACGCACGAGGCGATGCGCCTCACGTGGAGTCGTGGCACAGGGTTCGTGATGCTGTTCGGCCGCAAGCGCGGGTTGGCGAGGGTCGTCAGCGCTGGCTGCGACGGCTCCACGATCGACGACGTGTACGCCCACTTGAAGACGCCGCGAGATGTCGAGACGGCCCGCTCGGAGTTCATGCTGATCAACGGCGTAGAGTATAAGGCCCCGGCCAAGCAGGGGGTCGCTGAGAGCTACGGAAACCCTACGAGCGTCGCCGTGCCGTGAGGATGGAGGTCCTCCGACGATGGCCCGGGTATACGCTAGAGTCAGTGAAGCGGATGACTCCGCGGGACCAGGTCATGCTATTGAGCTACGAGCCGAAGTACGAGCAGTTTGCCGACATGGCGAGCTACGAGAGGTGGGCCAGTGAGCGGCGATAACACGGTCGACATCCACGGGGAGTTTGACGCAGGCGAGATAACCGGCGGCGTCGACGACGTCCTGGGCTCTGTCGCCTCGCTAGCCGAGGGTTTCGTGATGTTCGGTGGTCCGGCAGCTATCGCTGTCAGCGCCGTCAGCGCTGCGGTAGGCGCGCTTGGCGCGGGGCTCTACGAATGCATCCAGACGGCGATCGAACTCGACGAGAAGTGGAGTAACTTCGATCGCGAGGACCGGATGAGCACCCTCACCAAAGACCTCAAGACTTCCTGGGACGAGCTCAAGGGGACGGTGGGAGAGGAGTTCGTCCCGGCGCTCAAGGACGGACTCAAAGTCCTGATAATGATGACGGATGCTACTGGGAACATGGCCGCTGGTCTCAAGATGGCCGTGATGATGTCTGGGCTGCTGCCTGGCGCGGATTACATGCGCGGGCTGAGCACAGCTATAGACGTCGCGTCAAACCTCAGTCCCGACGCGGCTAGACGCCGTGAGAGGCGCGCCGAGGATGACTGGGTAGTTGGTGAGCAGGCGGCGGTCAAGGAGGCGGCCAAGGGAGCTGCTGATCGCGCGCGTGAAGAACGCAAGCAAGACGAGGAGGAGAAGAAGCTCGGCGCCCAGAACCGCCGCGACCTGGAGAAACAGGAGAAGGAGGAGCTGCGCGAGATGGAGCGGGCACTGTCGCAGAAGGAGAAGTTTGATAGCAACAAGCGCAGTGGCAAGGGACTCGGCGAGCAGAAGGACGATTTCAAGGCCGAGTTTGCGTCCAGCGCCGAGGACGTGTACCGCAAGATAGCGGCCGGGGCGGCGCAGGGGCCCAAGGACGCGACTGCGGCAGCCGTCGAGAAGATGGAAGCGGCTGTCGTCGCGCAGCAAGAGCAGACCAACAAGCTTATGAGCGATAACTTAGATAACGGCAAAAAGACTATCGAGGCCATCCAGGAGAGCGGAGGCCTCGCGTGAGCAACGTCTGGACGGACGCGCTGCCGGCCGCCACCGAGATGGCGTACACGCGCAAGGAGACCATCAACTTCCGCGGCGAGAACGAGGCCAGCGTGACGCTCCGTTGCGCATGGGCCGACCGCTACACGCTCGCGGTGGACCTCATCAACCGGCTGTACCCAGGTGGCGGCGGGCGTCTCGGCGCGTCGGTGTCGATCGCGCCGGTGGCCAACGGCGCGTACACGGTCACGAACGGCGAGATGATATACGAGCAGGCCGACGTCACCGTCAGCTACGACGTCGCGGACGCGGGGTCGCTGGAGGAGGGGACTCACCCGGGAACTGGCGGCACGGTGCTCTACCGCGAGTCGCTCGAGTGGACGCTGGAGTTCACCAAGCTGGACCACAACGACTTCACGTGGACAGACGCCAACGGGCGGGTGCTGACCGCGGCGGAGGCGCCGTACCGCTCGGACATGGGCCTGGCGCTGAAGCGCACGGTGTACGGCCTCGCGGCGCTGAGCGCCGATCTGCTGACCATCCCCGGCAAGGTCAACAACGCGGCGTACGCCAGCGTGTCGCTCGGGCTCACGTTCCCGACCGGCACGCTGCTGTTCGGCAAGCCGGTGGCCGAGCGCACCGTGAACACGAACGGCGACAAGCGCTGGAACCTGACGACGAGCATGGCGTACAAGGAGAAGACCTGGAACAAGTTCTGGCGGACGGACAAAGCCGGTG